GGTGGTTTAAAGGCATATTCATTGTGTATCGAAAGCGCGTCCGACGGCACACCAAGTTCGTCGAGGTATGGCGAGATTAACCGCTACAGCGGAGACCTGCATCTACAATACGACAGCGGGACTGGAGAGGATGGCACTGGCGGCATCACGATGTGCCAGCACTCTCTGAGGCTTTCGTTCTACCAAGGCATCATCACTTTTAACACGAGTGGCAACGTTCCGTATATCACAACGGCATGGCAGCAAGGCTCTGATATGCGCAGAAAGGATATAGAAGATTATATTGATAATGTCGATGTGAACGCCATCGCTCTGGCTCCCATCTTCGATTTCAGATGGAAGGAAGACAGACGGAAGCTATGGGTCGGAACGTCGGCGCAATACTGGAGAAACGTGCTTCCGAATGCCGTTTGTCAGAACCCAGACGGATTCCTTTCCATGGACTACAGCGCAACGGCTCTGGCCTCAGCTGTCATCACGGCACGCAAGGTCGTAGACCATGAGCGCAGGATTCAGGAATTGGAACGTGAGAACGAGTATTTGAAGGAACAGATAGAAGATTTAAAGGCAGCAGCATAATATGGGATACAATGGAGGTATGATAACACGGCCAGTCAGCATCGCTGACGTTCAAAAGGCTCTCGGGACGTCGAAGAACGATGTCGGCCAGCTGTGTACTCACGACAACATCAACGCGATGGCAAAATACAAGCCCATCAGAAACTCGAATATCGGCATGCTGGCACCGGCACAGTCAGGCACACCGTCTGACCGATATAGTGCGCGATTCGGTTTTGCGGCCATCACGCCGACCATCACGTTTGACGGCACTAACCTTAACCCTCACAGTAAATGGGTATATGACAAGCCAAGGGGTGGCAGTTACAACGAGCCTTTCCGTCTCACGGACTTTATAAACGAGGACAATCCGACAGGTCATGGTTATGACGCTGGAGCCGTTCCACCGTTCGCTTTCAGACCTGAAGGTCTTGAATTGACATTCAATTCAACGGCAGACGGAGAAGGCGGTGTAGGCATATCGCTGTATGTAAACAGCGGCGTAAACTCATATTACTATGGCGGCGGGTGGAACCCAGAGACATGTTTAACGATGTCTGAACTGCTGAATTTCTACAGCGGTGGTGCCTACATCGGTTTTGCCATCCGAGATATTGACGAACCTGCTGGTGGATTTGTGGCCGTCGTGACAAGACACAAGCTGAATAGCGTAAGTTCTTCTGTTCCCACCGTGATACTTCGCTCATCAAACGTCATACAGTCAGGGATGCTCTCGCCAGAGGTTGCCATTCTTCATGACGGAGACCGAGCTGGTCATAGGTTCAGATTTATCGCTTTCCTGTATAACACATTTCCGTCGTTTACATACGATGGTACTACCTACACTGATATAAACGCAGAATATTCTGTATTGACCACCACCCCGAATTTCAGCGCAAACTCGCTGGAGTTTGTTGACAACATTGACAGACAAGACATAGTGGCTTATCTTGTCCAGGGCGGCATTACGGGATTGACTGGATTCATACAAGGCCCTGGCGTATCATTGACGCTGACAAGCAACACGCCGGTCACCTACAACGGAAGGCAATACTACAAATACCAGATTGGCGGTACGGCTTACGGAAGTTTCACCACACCAACGGGACACTGGAATCCAGATGGAGACATACGAATACATCTGAAGATCGCAAGTGACGGAATACCGAGCTATGTCAACCCTCAGACAGGAAACTTTGAATATGTTGTGAATGTATCTATGCCGAGCGGCAACACGCAGTACAACAACATTTCGCTAATAAACTTCTCCATTCTGAGCGAACCAGCATACATCTATGTGGAGCCTGCTGTCGCTAAGAATGAAGACCCTTATATCAAAATCACGGCGTATGCCACGCCAAGCTATGTCAACGAGGTGGTCCAGATAGAGGGCGTGATCAACGCATCTTCTCCAAGGATAACGAATCAGTAATTCACTTTAATATTAACTCTTTAAAATTTCAACAATTATGGGAACATTTGTAATTACAAGTTCAGCTTTGAACAACCAGTACACTTACACTAACGCTTCTGTCTTTGTAAGCGGAAGCTACTCTCTCGACGCTCAGACCAACGTGGAGCAGAACATCAGCGGTCAGGTCTATACCGTCGCACAGGGCGGTGGTCAGGGCGACTACATCGGCAACTTCAACGGCTATCTCAACGGCGACGAGATGCAGTACACCCTGTCGCAGATGACACGCCAGAAGGCCAACATGGTGTGGGATGCGATCGACGAGATTGACGCTGAAATCCACGGACAAAACGCAGAGTAAGCCATGAAGCAGACGATTAAGACAGAGAAGGCCGTTTCAGCATATCGCGTGCTGTCAACGGCAAAGTACGGCCAGCTTGCCGATGCCGACAAGATTAAGGTGTGGAAAATCGCGCGTGTCCTGAAGCCCATCGCCACCTCGTTTGAGGATACGGCCAAGGACGCTGCCGAGAAGTTCAAGCCTACCACAGAGGGCTTTGACGAGCAGTACGAGAAGTTCCTCAGCTTCCAGCGCATGGTGAACCTGCCTAACGTTGATGCTAAGAAGCTGCCTATGGGCGTAGCCGAGTACAACCAGTTCCTTACTGATGTTGTCTTGCCATACAACAAGCTTGTCGAGGACGCTATCAAGGAGTTCGGCGGCAAGGACGTGGAGATTGAGTTCGCTGGCCTGTCAGAAGATGCCTTCGGCAAGCTGATGGCCTCCAACGAGTGGACAGTCGAGCAGGCTATTGAAATCGGAAACCTAATCGTCGAGTAGTATGGCAAAGGTCTATTATTTCATCATGCTCTGCCTGTACGTCGTAGGCGTTATTGGCGGCATCGGATACGCCATCTACTGTGGTGCATACCCTGTGGCTGTCGGTGTGGCTGCGACAGGATTCCTTGCCTATCCGAAGGTAAAGGAGTGCTTTGATAAATTGACTGAATGAATTGACCGGCGGGGAGGGAGGTTCCTCTCTCCCTGCCTTAAAAAAGGAAAAGAAGAATGAAGATACCGCAACCTATAGTGTTGGCCACATCGTCAGGTGTTGCGTCGCTGATAGGCGTGTTCTGGCATAATTCCGTGGAGGTGATGCTTCCGTGGCTGCTGGTCGTCGTGTCAGCAGTCATTGCCGACCTTGCATCCGGACACTACAAGGCGGGCAGGCTTGGCATCCACTTCGCATGGTCGACGGCATTCAGAGAATCGTTTGGCAAAGTGGTTGTTTACATTGCCTTTGTCATGACGGCGGCTATGTTCGACGTGGCCGTGAAAGGGAATGCGCTGATTGCAAAGTGGCTATGCATCTTCGTCTCAGCGGTGGAGATAGGGAGCGTGTTCTCGAATATCCTTATCTGTCATGGCGTCAAGCTTTCTCTGAAGGCTATACTGAAGTTCCTTCTGAAGAAGTCACCCTTCGGCATCGACGACGAGGCAGCTGACGAAATCATAAAGACCGCCAGACGGGAGGACAGGAAATGGAACAAACTTAAGTCAAGGAAGTTCAAGGAGGACGAAGAACCTCTGAATGCGTTTGTGAAGAGTGCCATCACCAAGGAGACGGACGAGGAAACGGGAAGGACAGTTTATCATCATAACCTATGAGGAGGATATTGGATATATTAAAGAGAATGGCCATGTTCTTCTTCGACGTAGAAGAGAAGATGGTTGACGAGTTCGAGGGCTACGACCCTGAAACAAACATGGAGGACTAAGTTATGGCAAAAGCTGAGATATTAAAGGATTTTATAAAAAGCTGGGAGGGGGGCTATTGCAACGTACCAGGCGACAAGGGAGGGCACACGAACATGGGAGTTACGCTTGCAACCTACAGAGAGGTGTTCGGGCAGGAGCGCACCGTGGAAGACCTGAAGACGCTTACAGACATAGAGTGGATGTATATCTTCGAGAAATACTATTGGGAGAAGTGGAAGGCTGACGAGATAGAGGACCAGTCCATTGCCAATCTCCTTGTGGATTGGGTATGGGCAAGCGGCGTCTATGGCATCAGGATCCCGCAGTACACTCTCGGTGTCGAGCAGGACGGCATCGTGGGACCGAAGACCCTTGCGGCCATCAACAGCTACAAGGACAAGGAGAAGCTGTTCAAGATCCTGTGGCAGGCACGGAGGGATTATTTCATAAGGATTGGGAAAGGCACGCAGAAGAAGTTCCTCAACGGATGGCTCAGGCGTCTCGACGGCATCCGGTACAGGAGGCTTGTGTGCAACGGAGGAAGGACAATAACGTTTTAAAGGTATAAGGGTATGAGAAAGTTTTTGTGGATATTGGCAGTAGTGGTGCTTGTCGGTTGTAGGACGATAAACAACGAGGAGAGTTATGTTGAGAGGCACCGGCTCGAGAGCATGATCGAGCGCATGGACTCCCTTGTGAGCAGGAGCTATGTAATCCAGCAGGACTCTTCGTGGCGAGAGCTTGTCATGCGCCAGTTCGAGAGCATCAAGGAGAAGAGTGACACAAGCCATATACAGGTCGTCGATACGGCAGGTAATGTCATCAAGGAGACGATAGTCATCAACAACACAAGGGAGGTCGTCTCGGAGAAAGAGCGTCAGGAAATTGTCGGGCTGCGTCATTCCGTTGAGAAGCTTGACTCCACGGTGACCGTCCAGAACGAGCAGATAAGCAGGATGGACTCCCTGCTGAAGGAGAGCGTCAAGGAGAAGACCATAGAGAAGCAGCTGTCATGGTGGCAGAAGATAGTGATGCAATGGAAGGGGATGCTTCTTGGATTGGCTATCGGAGTTGTGGTGCTCCTTGTGTTGAAATGGAAAAAAGTTATATAATTAATATTGTTTTAGGTTATTTGATTGTTTTTTTCTTTAGTTATTTACAGGTTTTCGGTTAGTAATGACACATTATGTTCACAGCGGTGACGGTCTCATCAGAATCACATGAATTATTTACACAGCGGTGGTAACTTTCATTTATTAGGTTCGTTTGTATTGAGGAATTGATTGTTTTAGTTTGAAATCCCCGCCGTCCGTGAGGATAGCGGGGATCTTTTCTACAATGCTTTCATACTGATTATAAATTATAATTATTATTCTCTAAATCTTCGAGGTACTTATAGAATACCGTATGGTAATCATTATTTTGTGTTATAGAAATAACAGTCATTATAGTATTATAACCTTTCTCTTCTAATGAGTTCAAAAAATCAACAGTTTCTTTTCTCCCACGACATATTTCACTTTTAATCATAACAATTCCCTTTCGTTTAATTGTTTAATCATTTCAACGCAAGCATCAACAAAATCATCATAAGAATCTGTCCAAATATCATATTCACCCGTATCATCAAGTTCATATCTATAACAAAGTTGATATTGATTATCTTCCTTGTAAATATTAAAAAAATAACTTACGCCTTCTTCATTCACTATTTCATAGTCCAATACACCGAGCAATGCTGCAAGACTCCAGCAAGGAAAATAGGATATATTTTTATACTTCTGCCTCCATGATTTGTTATACTTGTTAAATGGAACGCATAATGCTTGATGTAACCCATCAAACTTACTATCACTTGTCTCATAAGGTTCTTCGTGAAGAAGTACCATATCCGCACTTTCAAGCGGCAGTGTTTTTGCCAACTGCTTGCTCTGTTTTAAATCGGTTGCTATCTTTGCCATAACTATAATTTTTTCAGATCTTCGAATAGCGTTCTTAAAACCTTAATATCTTCTTCTTTGTATATACCAGAAAAAGACAAAGCTAACACCCTCATTTGCTCTTCGCTCGGCTTCCAGTGTTTCTGAGGACGGAGAGATTTGTATGATATTGCAAAGTTTTTTAATTCTTGACTGTTAGTACCATGTCTTTCTAAAAATTGTTTATCACTTGCTGAAATAGTATAAGCCATCTCTTTAATAGCACCAAGTATTCTTTCATCTTCCTCGCTCCACTCTACAGGCTTCTGCTTTTCGAGCCAAGAAAGTGCTTTTTTTGCGTCTTCGATACTTACATCGTTATAATCATCATCAATAATAGCTTGCTGGATATCCTGAATTAGCCATTTTCTGATTCTTTCATCCTCTGACTCTGCAAGCTCTGGGAAGATGTATTCCACAAGATTCCCGTTACTTTCCGCATACAGCTCCTTCTTGTGAAACTTCTTTGCTCTTTCTAATGCCTCGTTGTATTTCTTCTCGTAGTCCATAACATTTACTTTTAAGTTAATTCTATTGTCTCTACTACCTTGTTCTGGTAAGAACTCGATCCTTCTTCCTTGAACCTGATGAGCTTCATGACTACTCCATTCTCGTAGACCTCAAACAAAGCTCCTTCCGATGCACCATAGAGGGTCTTGTTGTTTCCGTCCACAGGTTTTGACAGCGACGGCAGACCGATAGTCCACCCGGCGTTTCCGCAAGGCTCGTCGGTAGCTTTTGTATAAAGCCTGTAGTCATACTGCGTGTTGGTCAGAGAGTAAAGGTCGTCAACGAGCGGCATGACTTCATTCCCGGTAGGTTTAACAATCGGGTAGTCGTGTTTGCAGGCTGATATCTTAGGCGTTGCAACACGATGGTTATGACCGCCTACGAATATGGCGTTCGGATACTCATTGTTGAGTTTGTCCAAAAACCAAAAAGTTAGTCCACACAACGTGTTGCTTCCAGCATAGTATTTGTTCCGCTCAGCATCCGTCTCTGGGTGCGGCCAAATACGAAGATGGCTGTACTGGCCGTCGGAGTCTCCAGCTTTGTGAGGGAAGAAAAGATGATGCGGAATGATGACACGACGTTTCTTGTTCGCCTCCAAAATGTCCCAAAGCCAACACAACACCTCTGGGTTGTAGAACTGGTAGTCAAATGCTGCCTCCCTTGTACGGTTGTAGTTGGTATCAGAGACGTATTCAGTCATTCTTTTCACGAACGGGTCATTGTAGTCCAAAAGGTTCCAGCCTCGCGACACATCGTCCCAAGGTTGCCCGTTTGATTCTCCGTAGTCGACAGACATGCACACGAACATATCTTCGTATTTCTTGAACCAGTAGTTGAGCTTCGACTTGATGGTTCTGTTCCCAGAGTACGGAAGGTCGTTCCATTTTGCACCATACTCAAAGAAGTGAAGGGCACTCTCAGGCTCATGGAATGGAGATATATTTGTCTGCCACACCATCTCACGGCTTGCATATTTCTGCTTGTCGTAATCATCAAAAGGATGATAGAGCATCAAATAGTCGTGGTTTCCAAGGACAGAATGGAGTTGCAGTTTGCCGCCTGTAGGAGCAAAGGCGTGCTCGGTGTAAATGCGATTGAACTGCTCGAAGTCCTCGTAGTTATACTCGCAGATGTCTCCGCAGTTGATTATAAAGTCTGCGCCTTCGTCGATGTAGTAATGACACGCATTGATAAGGTCAGCGACATACTCGGAGTTTTTTGAATCTTCCTTGTTGACATGCTCGTCCGATATTCCACCGAAAGTATAGAGGTGCTTGCCCAAGTCCTTCGGCTGTGGCTGTTCTACACTTGGCTCTGTGGCCGTTTCCTGTTCCCTGACCTTGACGGTGATTTCCTCACCTTGTTCAAGGATGATTGTCTTTCCGTTAATTTCCATAATTATTATGTTTTTCGTCCCACTTTTTAACCATATACTTAATCGCAAAGTAAGCAATCGCAACGCTTACAAGAAAAGCTAAATTAGCCAATGTTAGTTCATTCATACTCATTCCTCGTTTAAATCTTTCTTTGCCAACTTTTTTAAATTTAGTACGGCTTTTTCAAGTTGTTTCTCCTTGCCTTTTAGCCGTTTTCTTAATGAATCTGGGATTTTGTCAATCATACTCAGTCCTCCTATTCGATTACAATGAGAGTAATTCTTCTTTTTAAGTTCGGATTCTTAATGTAGCAATCTTCAAACTCGTCACCGCACATGCAAGAAAGATAATGCTTGCATTTTTCGCATATTTCTTTTTTCATTTCCATGTTATTTCTCATTAAAATGAAATTCAATCCAACCAACTTTTGTCTTAACTTCAAGATAATCAACATTTGTATCTATCTGCTTGCCAAGTTCCTCATGCCAGTGCTCTAAAAATTTCTTATAATGTCTAAACGGTACACCGTCTATCTCAAAGACTTGCTGCCCGCTTATCCTTACAACCTTTGCCATATCAGTCCTCCTTTCCTTTATTCCCGCCAGCCAAAGCCAGCAGAGCTAATGTTAATACACAGCCAATTAATAGGCCGACTAAAAATACAATGATAAACTGTGTCATATCCTCCCTCCTTCTTCATACTTCCAGCCCGGCAACCTATCACAGCCTGCTTGTTCACGTCCGCATTTAGTACAACGATATATGCCTATTAAAGAGCCATATGTAGTAGGACTCAATCCGACATATGTCATCTGATGAACACAGTTCTCTTGGTCAACAGGATATTTTTTCACTTTATCTCCATCCATTTCCTGTTTCCATTCGCTCCACCAATGTTTTTTTGTATAACGGATAAGATAAGAATTTTCTTTCTCTGCTACAAGTATAAATTTTTCTTTCATATTACTATTCTTTTACATTTTCATCAATATAGTCTCTGAGAAACGACAGTTCCTGATTAGCAGAAACAATAAGCGTTTCTAACTGCCTACGAGCAGCAATAACCCTATTGGAGTTCTGTAATGCAGCACTTGACACATATTCTCCAATCCACTTGTCAATGTCACCACAGAGTTTGTCAATATCCTGTAGTACTTCTTGTTTTGTCATATCAGTCATCCTTAATGATTATCACTTTTACTTTATCGCCTTGTTTTAATAACCCATTATTAACAGCTTCAGTTATAAGCCTAATTTCTTCTCCGCCATCAAGACAAAACTCTGTAGGCTCATTTTCGTAAGTAATAGGATATATCTTGTCATTATAGACAATAGCCTTGTTAATAGTCTGTTGTTTCTGCCACTGAGCACCCGCTTTTATTGCTGTCAACACTAATTCTTCCGACCAAGCTGGTTCTTCGCGCTCATTAAGACTACCTTTATTAATGGTATCACAAGCGTCTGGCTCTATGTTTTTAAGGATACTTTTTGCCGCTTCTTCCAAGTCATTGCTTACAGGCTCTTCTGGGAGGGAGTTGATGAACTTTAAGAGCATCTGCATCCTTGTATAAACTACAGGGCTTGAAGGACTCGGTTCAAAACCTCCTTGGCATTGTTCTTCAAATAATGACATTTCTTCTGCCATTATTCTTTCAATCTCGGCTTTAATTTTATCTTTATCTGTCATACATCATCATGTCTTCTATAATCTACACATTTTTCTACAAGATTACTTCCGTGCTCAAAACATTGGCCAAAGCCTTCATAGTGTATACATTCTATGCAACCACATTGTGTCGTTAATGGTTGTTCTTTGTCTGTCATAACATTTTCGTATTTAGTTCTTACTTTATATTCTTTATCAATGTGCGCTATTGGCACTCTGTTAAACGGCTTGCAAAATTTCCATATTAATCTTTTATTAAAAGGATTCTTGAGCCATTTCTTGTATATTCTACGTTTCATAACTCAATAGTTCTTTATATCCAAAAAATACTCACACTTATCTACTTTCTTATCCAAGGTGTACATAGACACCAGTCCTGAGTAGAACTTTGCTCTATTACCTAACCAGAACCTGTAACAGCAAACCTTGCTGGCACACTTCTCGTTTTTGCAATGAAGCATATCTCCCTGATAATACGGCATACTATTCCTCCTTATGTTTGTTTTCAAACAACTCACACGCTTTATCACTTAGATTGACACAATAGTTCCTCTTAATTTTCTTCCCCCAAGTGCGTGCATCACAGAGATACATTTTGAGCCATCCAGACGGGTGACGAACACAATGTACACAGTTCCTACATCTCAGAGCTTTCTTCTTCTCTTCCTGTTCAAGCAGCCATCTTCGTTTGATTTCAGCTCTCAGTTCTTCTGTTGTAATTACTTCTTTCTCCAAGTCCACCTCTTTCACTTCAAGGGTGTCAAGAAAAGAAAGTAAACTTCCACAAACATATCTCTTCCCGAATACTTCATCCGTAAATGGTTCATAGTTTGTTTCGTGTTTTATTCTTTCTATCTCCGCTACTAAAGCGGATTTGTCAATATACTGTTTCATAACTATTTTTGTTTTAATTATGAGGGAATCTGAAGAATCGAACTCCACATAACAAGATATAAGCACCTTCACTACAACAGAACTTTTAGAAAGAGAGTGCTTCTGCTGGTAACATCCTTATACTTCTGTTGATTCAGCTCTCGTTAGTCACCAAGAGATTCCCTACTATTTTTACTCCTCCTTATACTTTAATTTCCTTTTCAATGCCACAAAGTTTGATGGCGTGCTGTAGTTCATGAACGTACATACAAGTAACCAATTCGCAAGTACCATTATCAGAGTGAATTTTTAATATAGTTCCACACCAAGATATTGAAAATTCGTCAGTATCAAAACATAGCCATCCGTCCCAATCTTCAAACCCATTCTGCTCCAATATCTCAGGAGTAAGAGGAATAGGCTCTATTTCATCGTATCTTAACGGAAACGCAGCCTCGGTGTAAACACTATTGCTATCAATATTGGTCACCGTAGTATTGTGCTGAGTTAACTTAACCATTACCCAATCCCCAATCATGATTGATCTACAATCTAACTTCTCCATAACTATCCTCCTATTTCTTTTAGTCGCTCATATAATTCTCTCAAAAGACTTACCTTATAAATCCCTCCATTGGCAGCATTGTTCAGATTGTCAAGATGTTCCTCACTCGGCTTCCACTGCTTCTGAGGACGGAGGGATTTGAGCCAATCAACACATCTATCTCTGTCAAGTTGTACACAAAATCCAGCGCGTAAAGCACTGTCTATAATATCAGTAGATAGTCTAATACATTTCTCATCCTCTTTATTCCGCTCATGTTGTGGTTGTACTCTGTCTTTGAGGGATTTGAGCCAGTCTTCTGCATACCAGAGATTACCCATATCATTTTCATCTTTGGCAATAGTTCTTGCTTGTTTTATCGCCCACAAAGCATCATTTAAACCAGCTTCGTCCTCTTCACTCCACTCTTGCTTTGGCTGCTCAATCTTTTTCAATTCTTTCTTTTCAAAGTCAAAGGTATATCCAGCTTCGTGCATCTTTTGGAATAAGAGGTCACGCTGTTCTTTGGTTGCGGGTTCTAAATCCATTTCACTAACTATACCATAATCAGCAGGGTCGGTTCCTGTAAACTTATTTTTATTTATCCAAAAATCACAATAAACCTTTATCCATCCACAAGTTTGTGACTTGAATATTAAAATGGTATTAGTTTCATTTTCATATAATACATCCCCATCCTTTGCATCTTGGATAGTCCAGAGCATTGCGTTTTCCATCTTTTTAGAAGAAAGCCATGTTCCTTTTGTAAACCAGTAATGAAAAGTTCCATCAAGCACAGTGTCTATACATGATATTTGTAGTGTTTTGCCATTTCGTACCACCCAGTCACCAATCTTAAACTTTGGTTCAACCTTATCAGCAGGTTTCTGCTCACCTTGATTTTCAAAGGATTTAATATAATGTTCTCCCTCTTTCCAATGTTTAACGATATAGTCTAATTGGCTACCGTGTTCAGTATTACAAACGCCTTTAGTAAGTTCTTTCCAATAATTACCAAGCTCCCATACATTACGAATAATTTCTTCTAACGGAATGATTTCTTCACTTTGCTTTTCATCTTTCTTTGCTACTCTATTAAGTTGGGAAAGATTGACAAGCACACCATCCTCGTTCTTTGTTACCTTGTCACCAACTTGGATAGAGTCACGGAACTTTTTATGCTCTGCTTGCTCTTCAAGATAAGCAATAATATCCTTAACTGGCATACCGTTCCATTCTTCCTTTGTCTTGTTCCTGAAATGATAAAGAAGATGTTTACTTATCCTCTCATCATCGCTCTCTGTGAGTTCTGGAAAGATTGATTCATAATCTTCCATGTCTGATGTATATTCATTGGCTTTTGCCTCGTTATATAATTTACGGGCAGTCGCTAAAGCTTTTTCGTACTTTTCTTTGTAGTCCATATTATTCTCCTTTTAGTTGTTTAATAAGTTCCTTTGCACGATGCACTCTGTTTGCATGTAAGAAGGAATCGTCACAAATGATTTCCTCAAACAGTTTGAGAATAGCGTTTGCTCCTCTTTTGAACATAACAGTTGCTTCAATCTTTGCCATGTGCTTACCATCAAGTGATATCAGGATATACCCCTTTTCCTTAAGGCTTTCCTTTGCAAGTTGTTCTATTGTCTTTGTCATAATCGTTACTTTTTCGTTTTTATTTTCTCATCGGAGGCAAAAACGACCATTTGCCTCCGATTTACATCTTCCTGCATAGCCTTTTTGAAGTCTTCAAACTGAAGATGTGACAAATCGGTGTGTTTGACAAGCCACTCGCAAGCCTTCTCGATGTCTACCAACCCGTTGCGAATATGGCGGTCCGCCCATTCTGCTCCAAGCACAAAGTATCTCTTGAACGGAATCAGCTCGACACCGATCTGGTCGTTTGCAGCGAGCTGTATCTGCTCCTTCCTCGTTATAACCTTTTCAATCATGTCATGGCAGGTTGTCGTTGGCGGAGCAGATGTCGTCGTACGCATTGCGTATTTTCCTAAACTCTTCATTGGAGAGTTCGTGAGAGTCGTGACGCCTGTACATGAGGTCGTCGAGCATGTTGCGAAGGTCCTGGATATGTTCCCTTGCCTTCCTGATGATGATTTCCTGTTGATAGTTTAACATAACTGTATTTGTATTAATTGTTAGTTTATCCTCTTAATGACTGTCCCTTGAACAGGACGGTTGTAGTTATCGACCTGAGTCTGTCTATAGTACGCTCGCCGTATCTGTCGGCGATCTCCTTGAGCCCAAGATTGGTTGATGCAATGAGCAGCTTCTGCTTTCGCTCACAGAGATCGACAAGCTCGCGGAAGAAGTCGTGCTTCTCTCCGAACTGGTTCGCTATGTCCTCCGTTCCCACGTCGTCGACGGAGATAATCTTATACCGGCTTATCTCCTCATACCTTGCAGACAGCTCCGTTGCGGTCAGCGTGTTGACGATTAGGCCGTGCCAGTGCCGGAAAACGATAGGAAGGATCCTCTGCGTTATCAGGGACTTGCCCCTTCCGCAGTTGCCGTAGCACAGAATCCCACGGCTCTTGTTGTCGGCCATCCATTCCGCCACCGACTCGTATTCCGGCAGCCATTGTGTACTGTCGCCGCAGAAATGCACAAGGCCACGCATGAGCACACGCCTTGCGTCAGCCGTCTCTATGTGTACACGGGTGTCATCGGCACGGAATCCGCTGATGCGCTGGCTGTCTATTATCTCCTTTAGTTCATTCACCATGATTTTAAGTCGTTTTCATATTTTTCCGGATTGTTGTCTTTCAGATCAAACCCAAGAGGGAGAGTGTCACGCTTCATCTGATTGTTCTTCCATGTCCTGACGGCAGCCTTCCAGTCCTTTATCGGGTTATGGCCCTTTCCGTAGACCCAGCCAACCATCTCGTAATGGTCGAATATCTTTTGTGCGTCCAGGTTATATCCCTTCTCGATGATATATGCCCTGATTTCCTCAACCGTAGGCTTGACGAACTTTGATGTCCTCTTTCGTTCCCCCTTGGGGGATAAAGGGGGATTATTCTTTTTAAGTTCTTCATTAAGACATGATATATAATTATCATTCTTATATGCGCGAGGTGTATCGTTTGGTGTATCGTTTGGTGTATCACTAACACACTCCAAATCCTTTGTAGACGGGCTTTTAGGTGTATCGTTTGGTGTATCGTTTGGTGTATCATTTAGTGTATCACTCACTGTAAAGACAGTAATTCCGTTAATCTTTGAGACCGTGATGTACCCTTCGTCTGACACGGCCTTTATGAACCTCTGCACCTTTGCGAGACACCACCTCCACCTGTCTGCGAGCGCACGGATGCTGACGGTAACCATTCGTGTCTTGAAGTCCGCCGACTGGTATATGTCTGTCAGCGCCTCATACTTGCTGAACACCCTTTTCTCGTTCCAGATGTCAGAAGAGAAGACCTTCCGTGGTATCTTTATAAATCCTTTGCACATGTTCTGTATCGCATAGCTCTTCGTATTCGCATTTTCTGTTGTTGTAGGTATCGAGTTCCTGATATAGTTCAGGGTGAGAGAAAAACTCAGAGAGTCTGTTGTTGGAGTAGTACGGGCAATGGTCGCGCACCCTGCATGCGTACTCGTTGAAGTTTCCGTCGAGGCGTATGCCCATGCAGTAGCCGACCATCACTTGTACGTCTGGTAGAACTCCTCGAAATACCTGTCCTCTGGAAGCGGCAGCGTTATGCCGAACTCAGTCAGCGCATCAGCCTGCACGTTGTCGAGGAACCATTTCATCTCCTCCTTGCTGAGCCTGCTCGTACCGCGTACCACGATCTCCGTGCTGCCGTTCCATTCGATGTCCTTCGTGAGGAACCTCTTGCAGTAGTAGTCGTGGACGTCCTGCCGCATCGTCCCCGTCTCCTGCTCTATGCATGTGAACCACAGCCACATCAGCGAGTTCTGGTCGATGCTGCGCGGCTCCCTCGCACGGGTTATCGTCACCGTATAGGTCCCGTTACGCAGGAGTGAAAGCACGGCGGCAGGCTCCTTGGAATAGGAGACCTGGTCGCCCTGCTTCGTTATAGAGAAAGAGTGTACCTTTGCCATTTGTTAGAATGGTAATGTCGGGTCGTTCTGCGACTCTGGAGCGTGTGTCTGTTGTGCGGCTGCCTGCTGGCTCTTCTGGGAGAACATCTCGATGTCGTACGGACGCACACGGGTGAAGACGTCCTGCTTTCCGGTGGTCTTGTTGGTGTACTTGGTGCCCTGGATGTCAAAGGTGACGGTCACGATGTCATCCTTCTTCAGTCCCTGCTCGACGAGGGTGTTGAGCTTGTCGAGGACCTTGCCTCCGAACTCAAGGAGCGGAGTGTTCTCGAAACCGCGCTCGCCCGTGTACTGGTCGTAGCGCGTGCAGTCCATGAAGAGCTTGCGCTTCTGCATCGGCTGCTTGCTTGGGTCGTTACTTGGTATAGTCTCGATTTCGCTGACGGCAATAACCTTGCCTGTAATTTGATTTTGTGCCATAGTGCAAATAATTTAAAATAGTTTATTGTCAAACATTACAATTCTCGATACAGATACGGTCTTGGTCTTTTCGACTGTAGGAACTTGTTGTAGACCACGACGCAGTTGTCATAGTGGCACGGTGTGCATATTGGTTCACGAATACCAGAAAGTCTGTTCGTTGCAACGACTACATGATAGACGTTTTTGTCAGTTTTTTTCTTACTCATAATATTGTTATTTTTAGTGATCCGCTTCTGTTTGTTGTCTTGACGTATTTCTCGTACACCTCTGGCATCTCTTCCTTCAGGCGCTTCGAGTCTAATGTCTCTGACTTGGTGGGCAGGACACGGGTGATCATCACCTTCTGTCCACGGAACGACTTGACGTCATTCGTTCCCATCAGTTCGTACAGGCCCTTCTTGAGCTGGTCCTCACGCTCCTTGCACTCCTTGAGCTGCTGCTCGATGCGGACCACCTCGTCCTCGACCTCTGACAGGCGTGCGGGAAGGCTCCCGTAGAGCATGTTCTGGTCGAACGGCTGGTCCGCAAGGTCTGCCTCGACGAGGCTTCTTATGACTTCCATGTCCATTATCTGCAACTCGCTAAGCTCTGCTATCGACGTGTCCTTGTTCGGCAGCCAGAGGACGTAGATGTGCTTGACCTCAAGCCCCGGGTTCTGTATCTCGAACAGCCATTTGTAGACGGAGAGCTGCAACTTGACGGACATGTAGTCGAGATCGTATGTCGTCTTTGTGTCGACAAGGCAGATCTCGTCATTCGCATTCTCCATCACGATGTCGATGGACGAGGCGTAGTTCTTCTCGTCGCTGACGAGGTACTCGTTGGCGATGGTCGTAAGTCCGTGCTCCCCTTTCAGGCGCTCGTAGGATGCGATGCGCGGATCGTCGCTCTCGGTCTGGCCGAAATGGTCGTAGAACTCGATGGCCTCGTGCAGGGAGTGTCCTTTCTCTGCTGCGCGTGCCAGTCTCTCAGGGTCGACGTCCTTGTATTTGTCTGGGAACGCACGGTTTATGAGTGTGGATGTGACGCCTCTCAGGATGACGCCGTCGAGCGTATAGGTGTGAGTCGTCGCGTCAAAAAGGACTGGTGATTTTCTAAGATATCTCATTTCTGCACCTCCTTATACCTTTTGTTCATCGCGTCCTTGTATGGAGCATAGTTGTGCAGTCCTGGGACCTGGCTGTGTATCTTCTGCAAGGTCTCTATGTCCTTCGCGCCGTTGATGTCAGGGAGAAGCTCGAGCAATGCGTTCTCAAGCTCTTCCTTATCGAACAGGATTCCCTGCGGGTCCTGTTGTTTTGGTGCTGCTTTTGCCTTTGTGGATTTTGCAGGCTTTGGTGTAGCAGGTGCAGGAGCTGCATCTTGAATCGGGTCTTCGGGAAGATCTTCTCCGGCGTAAATGTATAGGCCAAGCCCGAACATGGCAAGATTCTTGACAAGGCAGCGCATAATCGTTTTGTTGATATCGAACATCGTAGCAGCCTGTACGGTCTTTGTTACATACTGATTCTTTTTGAAGTCCCATACCTGATACTGATATGCCTGCCTGCGCATCGCCTTATTAGCCCCGTCCATTACAGGCAGCCACATCTCATGCGTCTGTCCGTTGATGGTGACCGTCGTCATGCACATCAGGCCGAAATCGGCATCCTCAATGTACGGACAGTTCCTCTCGTCCCTATAGATGGAGTATTCTGCATTGGGATAAAGCTTCTTTACCTCGGCCCATGCCCAAGGCCAACTCAAATAAGTGAGCTCTTTGTTACCTCCCGTTGGCTTCTTTTCCGTGTGTCCATTTACATTTATTGCACTCAGCTGGGCGAACACACTTTTAATCGTAGATTCTTTACTCATAATGTAAAAATTTTTAATTATCACTTCCCTTTAAGGAATATAGATCCGTGCTTTTGCTCGAAGTCGCGGATTGACTGGCTTGTCCTGCCGTGTTCTGCCACATACTCGAGCCATTCTTTCTTACGGATGCGTCCGTCGCCCTTGCCAGCATTCTCAAGGTGCGGGTCCATTCTCCACGAGTTGCAGTATTCCGACGGATGCGTCGGCTTCCTGATGAGTGTGCAGAGACGCTCCTTCTCACTCTTGAACTCCTTGAACATACAGGAGGCGCAGCACACCACGATGCTGACTCCGAATCCGTTCTTAACTGTCTGTTTTTCTGTCATAATTTTTTATTCTTGCTTTTTAGTCCATCCGTTGCACTTGTAGACGAATTTCTCCGCCTGTATCTTTGTCGGGAAATCGGCTATGAACTCGTCAATCCTCGCGCCGTCCGTACCACGTTTCCCGACCTTCCACACGCCGTAGGATGCGCGGTGCCTACCGTAGTAGTACTGTCCCTCTCTCAGTTCCGGCATGGCCTTACCTCTTTAGGGAACCTCTCGTCAAAGCGTGCCGCAATCTCGATGACTGCGGAGTACCACAGCTCGATCTCGTCGTCGAGGGACTTGACTGCCTCCTCCTCAGAGGGCTGCGGGTCTCCGTAGATGGTCTTGCCACGGAATGAGCCCCGTGCCTGGAATTTCGTGGGCTTGTCCTTGTGCCACGCCACGGGGTAGACGTCGAACAACGCCTGTTCATCTTTCTTTGTCATGATTCTTCAAGTTTTTAGAGTTTGTACGTTCGATTTTCTTCCTTATTAGCCTGAGCCTCCTCGCATAGTTGTACTCACGGAGAGACGGGCTGCCGTTCTGTATGACGGAGACGCACCTGTCTATGAGGACGAGCATGCTGGCGTAGTCCGACTTGGAGATAGAGATTTGCATGGCCTATCCGTAATAGAACTCTGGATAATCTTCCATGTGTGTCACATGTTCGCGCCGCATGGCGTCTGCGAACCTTTTGCTTTGTGCCCTGTCAGGGCCGTTGTGATTGTTGAATTTTGTCATAATTTTTTAGAGTTAAAGAAAAATTGTGCAGGAAGGGAGACTCGAACTCCCGTATCAGGACTTCAATTATGGCGAAGGAAATAAATGAATCTTATCAACTGACGTATGTCGCCTGACACGTTCTGCCTTTCGGACTTCCTGCGGTTGCCCGTCTTTCCGGGCTGTCTTCAGGTAAGCTCCTGTTGTTTCGGTATAACATTGTTCCTGGGGACTTTCACCCCGCCCTATCCTTTTCGGGCTTATAATCGTTAGTCACTTGGCAGCCGTACGGCCACCTATATCTATTCTCGGTTGTAAATACTTTTTACTTGGTATATAAATTCTGTGTCAATAAGTCAAAGAACGATCCGCCTCTTGCGTACGGCTGGCGGAGCCGTTGTCTTTTCAGTCAGTCCTGATCCACTCGGACAGGACTATCGCCGCCATCATGAGCGCCACGAACAACATCGTTACGATGAAGGACATTACCGTTTCCTTGGTCTCGTTCATGTCATTTGCTGTTTATGTATGCGAGATAGTTTTCTTTCAGCGTGTCCTCCTCGAAGGACCACCTTGTGCCAGGCCCCTCTCCGCTGCTGATGCCTCCGATGTAAGGTGCGATGCTGCGAAGCGTGTCCTTGGACAGCCCGAGACGTTCAGCCGCCTGTGCCGTCTTGAGGAGGCGTGACTTGCGTGGCGCCAGTTTCTCCATGCGCTTGAAGAACCTGTCGTCTGAGAGCAGCAGGTCAACCACGGCCTCTGCCGTACGATGTATTTCGTATTCAGTCATAGTGCGGGGATTACCAGATAACCTTCTTTGTCTCAATGCCGCCATAGTTCTGTATGGCCAGGCGTCGGATTTTCTGTGCAGTGTCAGAGTTAGTAGAGTAGTTCAGTGCATTGTAGACCGATGCACGGCTCACGTTCATCTCGGCGCATATTGCACCGATAAATTCCTTTTTTACGGTAATAATATTTCTTTTTATTGGCATAATAATAAATTTTTTATTGAAATTCTTGTAATATTCAAAATTTGTTTGTACTTTTGCAGCCTGGATTTAAATTTAGACGAGTCTTAGACATATAATTTATTAATTTCTTTGCAAAGATAAGAAAAATCTTTTTAATAACAAAAGTAATTGGCATAAAATTAACATCTTTTATAAAGATAATTCTGTTATGGATAAGAAAGAACGCTTTAATAAGGCGTACGGCTTCTTAAAATACGAAGGAGTCATAAAGAAACAGGAGGACGTGGCCAGGGCGATGGGCGCCTCTCCCTCAAACGTATCGAGCGCCCTGAAGGGAAGGGAGGCCGTGCTCACGGACAACTTCCTGATGCGCTTTGCGAATGCCTTCAAGCAGATATCACTGACATGGCTCCTGAACGAGGAAGGGCCGATGTTGACTGTCGTGCCTGAGTTCAAGGACGAGAACATGCCGCAGGTGCTTGAGGGCAACGCTGACAAGGACGTCGTCGCAGAGCAGAGCAAGATGACCGAGAGGATCAGGAGTCTCATACACGAGAAAGGACACCTCCCCAAGACGTTCGCGCTTGAGGCGAACATAGAGGTCTCTCTGTTCCTTCGCAAGATGAAGGGAGACATCGTATGGTCTGTTGCCGACGTACACAAGATATGTGATGCGTTCCGTGTCAGGAAGAGCTGGCTCGTCGACGGTGACGGACAGAAGTACCGACTGCCGCAGGAGGTGCTGGAGACCATACCCGCACGGTCTAACAACGCGCGCGTAGGCGTACCTTATTTTAACGTGGACTTCGAAATGGGCTACGACGTCATGATAAACGACCAGACGACGAACCCCGAGTACATGATAAACTTTTTCCCATACAACAAGGCCGACTGCTGGTGCAACGCACGGGGCGACTCCATGCACCCGACGATATCCAGCGGTGACCTCATCGCCATCAAGGAGGTGCGCGACCCGATGTCCTGCCTCATCAGCGGTGAGATATACGCCATCGTCACGACGAACGACATGCGTACCATCAAGCGTGTGCGAGACAACGGGGAGACGGTCACCCTTATCCCAGATAACAAGGACTATCCGGAGCAGACCATATCAAAGTCGTTGATACTGAAGGTTTACAGGGTGCTCGGGAGCATGAAGACTTTCTGACAGAATAATACAATAGTAATACGCATGCGACGAAAACAGCAGGTAACCGACTGAGAACCAGCTTCCGCTTCAATTCCCCTATCGACTACAAGGTGGTGCGGAAGCACCACTTTTGTTTTGCCCGTAAACAAAGGGTTTCTCGCCTGAAACGTCGATATACAAAGGATTCCACGGAATACAACCCTCAGATTTTAGTTGCGAAAAGTGTCGTTTAGTATGGCCAAGTTGCATCAAAAGTAATACAAATAGTAATACACTCTCACAAAAAATGTAATACACTATGTTAGTACCAAAGATAACATTCGTGTTCGACCGCCGTGGAAAGGCGGACAGGACGCACAAGGGGAGCATCGAGCTCAGGATAACGTGGCAGAGGAAGCAGAAGTTCATCTCCACGGGCATCACCGTCTTCCCCAATCAGTGGAAGGGCGGCAACCCGTACGTCTCCGGTTACGAGACGTCAGGCGAGGACAACAGGATGCTCTCCGCCCTCTGGAGCCGTGCCCACAAGATCGTGTCGGAGCAGGTGGAGAGCGGCGAGATAGACCTCGATGCCATTCCGAGGATGCTCAAGCCCGGCGAGGGCGCTGGCATCACATTGCTACAGTATATCACCAGGCGCCTTGAAAGGCAGAACGTGCAGGAGTCGACATACCGACAGAAGGTGACGTTCTACAACAAGCTGCATGAGTACGGCAGGATAAGGCTCTTCTCCGATGTCTCAGAGAAGGCCGTCCGTGATTTCGACGAGTGGCTGCACGCCTACGAGTGGACCGAGAGCGACAAGTTCGGCAACGAGGTCAGGAAGAAATACTCGCAGGCCACCATCGGCTCGTTCCACAAGAACCTCAAGGCGTTCATAGCGGATGCCGTCGTCGACGGATACCTCAAGGAGAACGTGTATGTCGCAAGACGCATCAAGGTGGACAAGGGTACGACGAGGATAGACCAGTACCTGACGGCAGAGGAGATATCCCGCCTGCTTGCCGCAGACATGCCGACAAAGTCGCTCGCAGAGGCGCGAGACCTGTTCGCCGTACAGATTCTGACGGGCATGGCGTACATAGACCTTATGGAATATGACTTTGCCAGACTAAAAGACATGGAAGTCGGTTCGGTGTGCCACGGAAGGCGGCGGAAGACTGGTACGGAGTTCGTGTTCGTGTTTACCGAGAAGGCGAGGGACATCCTTGAGAGGTACGACTACCTTCTTCCGAAGGTCAGCAACCAGAAGTACAACACGAAGCTGAAGCTTGTGGCCGACGCGGCAGGCATAGACAGGCCGATCACGAGCCACGACGGACGCAGGAGCTGCGGTTATGTGCTGCTGAATGCAGGCGTTCCCATCGAGGTGGTCAGCAGGGTTCTCGGACACTCGAGCATCAGCCAGACGGAACAGGCGTACGCAAGGATACTTGACGAGACGGTGGTAAAGGAAATTGGTAAGGTCATTTAGCCTTACCAATCCTTACCGGCGCCTTACCGATGGGGCTGTTCCGCCCCACCCTCTTCACATTCCCTGAGCTTTTCCTTGAGCCATTCTATGTGGGCGCTGAGGCGCCTGCACTCGCGCCTTTTCTCGACAAGCTTCTCGTAATAGGCGTCTCTCGACACCTGTGCCTTTGCAAGCCTGTCGCCCTGAGCCTCTATCTTCTGCTCAAGCGACCTGGCATAGGCTGCGAGGCGGTCGTTCTGTTCGAGCAGCCATCTGTAGTGCTCGATGATGTGCTTCATCCGCTGCTCGTAGGGCAGGTCGTCCTGCGGCCTGCGCCTGGATCCTGTTTCAATGTTCATATTTTGTCTTATTGGTTTTCCTCTGTCTTCGGCTGGAAGTACGAGAACGCTGCCGGCGACACCTGCCGCTCTGCGCAGATGTACCGCTTGGTCGTCTCGATGTTCTTGCCGTGCCCCATCATCAGGGCGATGTCCTCGATGGGGACGTATGCGAGGTACAGGTTGGTGGCGAAGCTGCGCCTGCCCGTGTGGGCTGAGACGAACTGCCATTTCGGTCCCGTCACCTCCTCGTCCTCCCTGTTTATCGTCACGTTCCTGTTGATCCTGCACGCCTTGCAGATGCGCCTGACGTAGTCGTTGAACACGTCAGGGCAGCACTCGCGCCTGTATCGGTCCGCGAGGAAGTTGCGCAGCGACATCCCCTCGTCGACAGGAACGTTCACGACGATCTTCGGCGTCTTCTTCGGGATGTAGGATATCATCTGCGTGTCGATGTTGCAGTTGTCGATGGTGAAGCGTATGGCGTCGCAGTAGCGTGCGCCCGTGAGGCACATCACGACGAAGTTGCGTCGCACGAACCTCTCTATCTCTCCCACCACCGTGTAGTTCATGATGCGCTGTATCTCCTCGCGCGTCAGGTAGACGTGTTGTGACACGCTGCCCTTGATGGTCAGCTTGCGCATGTATTCCTCTGACGGGACCTTGCGCCTGTTGTCGTTGATGACGGCCTTCAGCTCTGCGCATATCGTCTTGACGGAGGAGGACTTCATGTTGCTGTCCTGCATGGAGAAGACGAAGTCGTCGAGGGTGTCGTCGGTGAGGTCTTCCCATACGGGGACGTGGCCGACGATCTCCTTGAGCCGGTCAAGCGTCTTCGTGCGCCCGGGCCAGTCATGGATGAACTTGCCTACGAAGGTGTGCCAGAAAAACTGTGGCGCATCCTCGTAGCCGTCGAAGTATCCAGCCCTGATGGCAGCCTGGTACTTCAGGTTCTTTTCGTAGGATAATCCTTTGATTTCTATCATATCCGGTGCAAATTTAATAATATTATTTTAAATACATGAAAATTCGGTTGTAAAAAGTGAGGCGGAGGGGACTTCACACCCCTCCCGTGGCCGATTCGGACGGCACAGCCCCCAGTGGTGAGACACCGTTCATCCCGTCTCGACGTACGGGGTCATGTCGCATGCGGACACGATGTCCTGCCATACGCCTGTGATGTCGTCGTCCCATTCCCCGTCGCCGTGCTGCTGTATGAGCCCGCACTCGGAGGTCATCGGGAACGAGTACACGACGAACGGGTGCATCGCCCCGTCGTCATCCTCGAACAGGTGCTTCGAGAACGAGAGCGAGTAGGATATACCGTCGCAGCTCTCGCACTTCATCCTCCACACCGATTCGTCGTCAGGGAGCCTGATGATCCTGTCCCTGAACTCTTCAAAAGTGAGATAATGTTTCATAATGTTGTCTGTAAACGTGGCAAATCAGTGCCACTCTGTGTAGCATGCGTCCATGTTGTCCGCCATTGATTCGATGATTTCCTCGATCTCGTCCTGCGAGAGGTCTTCCTCCTTGCGGCCTTCGCCCTCGTCCTCAAGATAGGAGTCGATGTCTTGCTTGTAGATGCGGTAGCGCCGGAAGTGCTCCATGTCGGGCACTCCCATTATCTTCATTGCACACTCGTTGCTGCATGCGTATCCGCAGCAGTCGAGATACCATCCCTCCTCCATGATGGCTCCGCAGTTGGAGCATATACGGCACGAATCCACGTCGAGCCATGATATGAGGATTTCCTCACGGGACTTTCTGGATCCTTCCTCGATAGCCTTTTCGACGGCAGGGAAGACGGTTCCGAAGGCTTCGTCTCCGACAAGCTGTCTGACCTTTTCCTTGATTTCGTCATAGCAATGAGCAGAAACCATTTTGTTAAGTTTTTTTTCCATATTCGTTTATTTTTTGGGGTTAATGGTATCATCTTCCTGATGTCAGGAAAATGATAAAGAGACTTCTACCAGCTCATGATGACGAACATCCTGTCTTTGTCGTCGGTCCACTTGTCCAGCATCTCCGCGCACTCGGTGATGATTTTCTTCACCTGATATGTGTAGTATGCCTTGTCGTAGTCCGTTCCTCCGAAGAAGAAACCGCCCTGCGTCGGAAGTTTTGCATACGAAAAGCCTTCGTCGCGCTGCGACAGCACATCGGTGGCCGTATGGATGAGCGTGATCAGGTCTGACTTGTAGACCTCGCACATCTCGTTCTCAAGCCTGTCGCTGAAATAGTTGTAGACGCTGTTCACCTTTCTGAAGTACCCTGCGAGCGGCTTCGAGAACCACTCCCAGTTTATGCTTTCGTACCATCTCCTTGCCTCCTCGATTGTCTTGGCCTTCTCAAGCGGCTCGAGCTCGAACTCGCAGTCGAAATACTCGCCAAGCAGTTCATGGCGAAGACTCATGATCTGGTACTCAGCATTCTTGTCGTCCATCTCGGCAAGCCTGCCCTCGATGAACTCTTTCGTTACCTTTGCGAAGTCCCTGTCCTGTTTTTCGTTCACAGACTCATAGTACTTCTCAACACTCTCGTTCTTTCTCATCTTCCGTGGATGATGAATCAACTTGAAATAAATATCCAATCCCATAATTGTAAAGTTTTTTAATCGGTCATTTTAAAGAAATAGTTACAAGCCCCCTCATCGTTAAAAAGGTGGTGAAGAGACTAAATGTTAAATGTTTCGCGTAGCCAGTTGTCAAGTTCGTAAGCGTCGATATGGAATTTCTTCCATGCCTCCCACGACTTTTTGCATCCGTCATAAGCGTCAATACATTCGGATACTTTTTCGAAGCCGAACTCAGCCTGAAAGTCGTCGATGTTCTTGCAGTTGTCATAATCAATGGCTTCGGACAGGAACATTTCAAACGCCTCTATGAGCTCTTTTCTTACCATCGGCTTGTGCGTCCTCGTGTTACCCCAGAAATCGAACGTGTAAACGGCCTCGTTTGCTGATACCGTAACTTTAAAGTGCTTCTTTTTGAATCCGTGACTCCACTTAGGGCAGTCTTCACCTACAAAACGCGCTTTTACGCATATAGGTGTGTCGCTGTAGTTGATGATTGTTGCCATAATATATCTGTTTGGTTAAATAATTGTAAGCCCGTCGTTTCCGATGGGCTTTGGAGACTAAACGAACCACAGGTTTTTGTCGGAACGCTCGACATAGAAGAGATGCGTGTACGTCTTTCCCGTCACATAGGCGTTCCATGCCTTGATGACAAGTTTCTGAACGACGAATCCTGGCAGTCTCTTGAGGAGGCTCCTCTTGCTCTCGTTGAGCTTCTGCTGAAGGAGCGTGATGACGCTGTGCGACGGATTCTTGAGACCCTCGATCTCGTTGAAGAACGACATGACGGTGTCTTCCGGATGCTTCTTCTCAAGGATGAGGTAGGACGAGATGCCGCCGATGTCTGAGCCCTTGAGCAGCTTCCATCTTCCCTTTGCAGCAATCTTCGACGATGTCTTCCCGATGTTGTTCCAGAAGTCCTTTTTCGAGTTGAACTCGTCTTCGATCTCTGCATTCGACGTTCTGTCTGAGCCGGCCATCTCATTCATGACAGTGTAGTTGTTCTTCAGCTTTAAGAACCTGCGTATCGAAGCCGAGACGAGCGCAGCGTTTGGCACGTCCTGTACATAGAGGATGTCTGCCGCAGTCCTGTTCTTTCCGTTGTCCATGATGATGTAGGACTCGTTTGGCATGTTGCGGCACACGATGCACGGCATGGGCACGTTCGACCTTACGCAAGCGGTTAGGCGGTGCTGTCCGTTGAGCAGGATGCCGTTCGTGCCGAAGCAGATGGCGTCGTTGCTGAGAACGAACAGATGGTTCTTCAGCAGCCTCTGATAGAGACTGACTGTTTTCTCGTCAAGTTTCCTGTTCGAGATGTTGTGGGTTAGAAACTCCTGTGCCATTGATGGCGTTACAAGCATTACCTGCGTGCTGATTCTTTCAAATTCTTTTTCCATACTCTTATAATTTTAGGGGGTTAAACGTAGAGGGCGGATGTCCGCCCTAAAAGACTAAGGCTTCAGATGCGCAAACCAGGGAAGGGCGCCCGACCCCCAGGACATGAAGTCAATCCGGTTGTCTCCTGCGATTTTCTCACAGTCGAGTTCCGTGTCGATTTTGACGTAGTTCGACAGTTCCTCTTCCGAATACGGGACAAACTTCCGAACTCCGTCCACCTCTTTCCACTCTCCACTCAGATTGTCATCGTTTGTGATGTCATCGAAAGCCTTTCCGTTGAAGAGATACATGGCGTTTTCGTCGTCGCAGCTGACAGCGCACAAGCCCACCTTGCGGGCCTCGTCAAAGCACTCGCGTAGACGCTTGATGACAACCCGTTGCTCAAGGCTGAGCCGGAAGATGGAGTCGAGAACGACCGTTTTCACGAGCGTGTTCTTCTTCAGTTTCTCTACCTGCTCGTCGGTCAGATTCTTGTAGACGTGACAGAACCTGTGTTCCGGATAGATCTGCGCAATACCATACATTACAAGGTTGTCTGCGTCAGGACCGAGGATGTGCCCAAGCAGATTATGCTTGTTGTCGTAGCACTCGAACAGCTCGTTGTCGTTGAGCCATTCGTCTAAATCCTTTTGTGTTCTGAATTGTAATACTTTCATACTCTGTAAAATAAATTGGTGAATAATTGTGCCGTGTCCTTTGCACGGCTTTGAGACTAATGTTTTCTGTTTACAAGCCACGGCCACCTGATATAGGCGAGGTAATACACCGCAGCGAAGACAATGATGACGGGGAGAGTCCACACCCCGCAGAAGACGGAGACGAAGAATACCGCCCAGAGATTCTTGGACAGCTCACTCATGACACGAAACGTTGGAAATTCTCTTTGCGGAAGCTGCGGAACTGCTGCTTCACCGTGTCATAGTAAGTCACCAGCTCTGGGTTCGGCTCACGATTCGTCGTGTCCTTGATGAGAGGCAGGATAATCTCGTCCTGTAACGTTCCGAAAGCCTGACGAACCGTGCCGTCCTTCTTGACGAAGTAGAACTCGACGATGCGGCTCTTCATCTGCTTTACACACTCGGCAATCTGCTGTGCCGTAATCTCGCACTCGGCCATAGGTCGGCCAGTGATCTCGTTGATGCGCTTGGCATCGCTCATTACTTGTGCTGACATACGCTTAAAATGTAAACATTTTGTTTTTTATTTTAACTAATACATGATACATGTCTTCGAGAAGTTCTCCGTCACTTAGTCCGGACTCTTCAGGGCACTCAAAGTCTGTCAACACCCTGCAAATTTCATCATACAATTCTTTATTATCCATATCTTTTTAATTTGGTTAGACAATAGAACTCCCATGGCTGGGAGTTAAAGACTACATGACATAATTGGACAGATAACTTTCCTTGAGATTGTACTTTTCGCACAACTCAACCAATAGCAGGAACTTTCCTTTTTTGGTCGAGAAGGCCAGAACGTCTTCTGTATTCGGAAATGGCGTTGTCCCTGTTAGTTATCATTTTGTCATACTCGCGAGAAGATTCGCGATACATTTGATGAATAGAATACTTTGGAATTGAAAACCATGACATACTTTTTCCTTTCTTTTAGGGGTTAATAATTGTGCCCTCACATAGAGGGCGGAAGACTAACGGTAGACGATTACCATAGACGGAGCAGGCGCAGCGTTCTTCTGACTACCGAACTTCAGACGTCCACGGACAAAACGGATTTCAGCCTTGCCGTACACATAGTCATGGAACCATGCCGTGTCTGTCCTTGCAAAAACAAGGGCTACGACGGTGGTATTAGATTTCTGCGATTCCTCATAGCATTTCCTTATCCATGCTCCGACCTTGCGACCATAAGGGGGATTGCAGAATACGACATTACCGCTCCAGTCCTGCACGAGTCCGTCATCATCGGGCGTGTAGAATTTGCTACACTTCGCGTTTGACGGCAAAGCGCAGGGGTCGAGGGTGAAATGAAACTCCTCGTTTAGTTTGTCGTAGAAATCCTGTGGCGTCGACCATACCTCGTCTTTTGACGAGAACATCAAATCTGTATTCATACTCCTGAAAATTTTGGTTAGACAATAGAAAGGGCGGGCAGTATCGCTCTGCCTCACCCCAACCAACTAAAACTACGAAACATCATTTGATAGCACTGACGATGGTTCTGATGTCGTTGAGCATCAGGGACGGGAGCTGCTTCTCGACAGGAATGTCAAGGTACTCAATAGCCTCGGGGAACTCCTCCTCAACCTTCTTGACGGTGCGCAGCTGCATGAGGGCGTTGAACACCTTGTCGCGGAAATCATTCCTTTCCTTTATTAAATTGTTCTGTTCGTTTCTGACACTTTCGACAGACTCGAAATCCTTTGCATCGACCTTGATGTAGTTGCAGGAATAAGGAACGGGAATGCTTGTCGTGGCGGGAATGTAGCCGTACACATGCTGATGTCCATCGCTGTCAGTGGTAAGTTTCTGCACAACAGCGTTGTTGTTTGAACCGAGATAGTCGCCATACTCTTTGGCGCACGCAAGGACAGGCGCAGGAACGTACTTGATGACGAGCTTCGTCACTTTGTCGGTCAACTCCTGGTTTTTTCTCTCGATCTTACTTGAAAAAGCCTTCTCTGCCATAACGTCGGCTGCATCATAAGCCATCGTCTTTGTAATTCTAATACTTGCCATATTCTTAAAATTTTTGGGGTTAATAATTGCGGCAGCCGTGCAAGACTGCCTTAGAGACTAAGCATCAGGATTTTCCTTCTTAAACTTTTTCAGCTCACGGGGAGATGGTTTGAGCGCAATGCATTCGTTTGATTCGTTACCGCAGTAGTCGTAGAACGAAATGCCAGTGTCTGTGAGAAGAAGGTCATTGATAGAAGGACAGCTTCCTCCTTGACTTGGACATATATCGTAGCCCATATAGGCTACGTCGGCATTGTTCAGGGCGTAGACGTTGCCACCATTAGAACGATCCCATATAAACGAGAGACCAGACTCTTTTGCCTTGTCAAAAGCATTCTTGAGCGCAAGGAGAAGATAAGACTGCTCTTTCGTAGGTCTGAGACGCAGTTCTGTACCTCGCTCTAAAAGTACCTCTCCGTCCTCGTCGATGACCTCGTACTCGTTGTTGTCATACGCAATCTTTCTGCTTGACCAAAACTCGTCGGGAAGGCTGCCTTCGTCAAGGCTCCAGCTGTAGTCTTTGTTTAAGATTGCAACAATCTGAAGCGGAATGCTGATGGCTTGGCCGTTCTCGAATATCCAAGCCTCAAGATAGACGTTGGACGTACCCTTTTCTTCGTCGGGATCGCATACGTGACAGTTGCATCCACAAAGACGCTTCCTGTCCGCAAGTTTGAGCATATCCAACGTAGAATAATTGTTCTTGTGCATCTGAAGGTTGTTTTCAAAATCAGAGATTGTAAGATAAAGATTATAGTCTTCTTGAATGACATAATCCTTTCCATAGGCATCCGTTAGACGCGATACAACACTCTGATCCTTCAAGTTGACTACTACTCCTTCCACTTTTACGTGAACAAGTTTTCCGTCGGAATGAAGATAACCGCAAGTTTCGCATGTGTAGAACGAATACTTCACATTGGGCACTTTTGCCTCGTCGGCAGAAACTCTCTTGTAAACACTCTTAATTTTGCTTGATTTTTTTACCATAATTCTTTTATTTTAAAGGGTTAAACATAAATCGTGCCGTGTCCTTTGCACGGCTTTAAGACTACTTGGTGTCGTCAATCCATTCCGGCTTGAGCCAGGCGACGAGCACCCAGAAAACTACGGCTGCTATTGCAGCCCAAATCATAAGAGGGCCCGCGAAGAGCAGGCAGAGAAGAATGAGCCACGCCCATTTTGCAAGTTCTGTCATAAATCAAACGTTATTTGGGGGTTTGGTTAGTTGAAGGAAGGCCACACGAGGTGGCCGTTCCCTAAGAGACTTTCTTCAGGGAGACGCTGTCGAAGGACAGGTCTCCGACGGCGGCGTCGTCATCATCGTCGTCGTTGTTGAGTCCGTTCCAATACGTCTCGTTGTACAGGGCGTCCTTGACCTCATAGTAGATGTCGGAAATCTGGTTCTCACACTCCCTGGCGGAGAAGCAGATGCACGCCATGAACTCGTCCTTGTAGGACGCCATGATGCGGTCCAAGGACAGCGTGGGGTCGATGCCGAGCAGCGTCTCCATGGTGCAGACGTCCTGGTCGTAGTAGCCTCCGTCGAAGTAGTAGTCCCAGTCGTCTTCATCCCAGTCCGATTGAGACCCTTGTGCCGTCTGGATATACGATGACTTTTGTCCTGTCTGGACGGACGGCTCTTTGTTTTCTCCGGAATACCATTTGGATCCTCCGAACCAGTGATAGCCATAGCGACCGTAGCCGTAGTCCCAGTCGCCATAGCCACCCTCGAAAGGGTACACGTCAGTGCACGTCTCCACGATGTGCTCCACGAAGTTAAGGCAGTTCTCGAGCTCGGACAAAACCGTGATCTCCTGGTCGCTGTGCGCCTCGTAGTAGCCGCACGACAGGTTCAGGCACGAGATGCCGACACCACGATCGACGAGCTCGCCGACGTCCGTGACAGTGCCGTGGTCCTTCTTGTAGCCGTAAGCCTCGTAGCCGATGGCGTTGATGAAGTCCTCGGAGCATACGCTGCCGCAGAACATGGCGGTGATGAGGTCGCTGCTGCCCTTCCTGTCAGGCTGGACGATGAACCGGCAGTCCTTGAAGAACTCAAGGTCCACCTCTCCAGAGCCCTTGCAGCCTATCTCCTCGCCTACGAAGAACGCCACTTTCATCACGTCGAACTTCCTGAGAAGCTCAAGACAGATGAAGATGCCGTTCTTGTCGTCGGCTCCGAGACCCTGCTGCTCGTGCATCTTCGGGGAGTAGCCTATGACGTCTCCGCCAATCTCCACGACCGTGAAGTCCTTGGAGTGTGCGTCCTGCACCTGGTCCATGTGTGCTGCCAGGCACGGGTACGTCTTCGACTGTCCCTTCGTGATGAGGAGGTTTCCGTATGCGTCAGTGACGATCTCTTCTGCCCCGCACTCTGCCGCCACCTTGCGCAGGTAGCGACGCATCTTCTTCTCGCTACCGCTCCTTGAATGGATGCGGTAGAGCTGGAATAATAATTCTTTGTTCATATTCGTAAAAATTTAGTTGGTTAGAAAATGTGCGGCACGCCATGCAAGGCATGCCAAAAAGACTAAGCGGCTTTCGCGATGAACTCCCAGTGTACCGGCTCGCCGTCGTACAGGACCTTGTCAATGACATGAAGCCCGTTGTACTCTGTGGCCATCCTGTACTCGACAAGATTGTTGAACGATTCGATAGAGATGGAGGATTTGAGGAACCTCTCGAAATAACGATTCCACTCATAAACGGTGATGACGTCATCGGCGTCCTCGAACCACTCTCCGTCATAGGCCGACAATACATGGCCGTTGTCCCGGTGCCACTTTTCTTCGGCCTCGTCGAGGCAGTCCCCGCAGCAGTAGGTCTCTCCTGTAAGGTCTGAGTAGAATCCCTCTCCGTCGACGAAGAACTCTTCGCAGCGGTCGCAGCAGCAGAGGCCGTTTCCTTCCGGATCTTCCGCATTATATCCAGCGTAGAAATACTCGCCGTTGACCTCAATGCAGTCTTCCTCGAAACACGTCTCCCAATGGTAGCAGCCTCGTCCGTCATAGACACGGGCGTCCGCAACCTGGTGGTGGTAGAAATAGTCGTCGCGTGTCTCCACATAGTAGGCGTCATCCTCGTAGATGTATTCTTGGTTGTACTCGGACCAGACGTCGCTGCTGTGGTCGTTGAAGTTGAGCTCGCTGTCCGTGACGTCAAGGTCGATGTCGCCACATCCATAGTTGTCGGCACGCTGAGCGTCGTAGTCGAAGCTCTTGAACGAGTCCTGATAGGACAGCGTGTCTCCGTTCTTAAGATGGCAGTCGATCCAGAACATCTTGTCCTCGAGGGAGTTTCCCTCGCAGTCCACGAACATTTTCTTTGCTCCGCAGCTCGCTCCAACGGCCTTGTGTCCGTCGATGTGCCCGCCCTGTATGAGGGCGGAGACAAGCTGACGCTGCAAGGACGGGTCGCAGGACTTGGAATACTGGCGCTCTGCCAGCCTCCAGATCCTGTCGCTGCCCACCTCGTGCACCTCGGTAAAGACGATGCAGCGTGCGTAGATCAGGCCGTTCTTGTCAGCCAGGTACGCAGCCTTCGCCTTCACAGCGTCACGATAGAACGTCCACTGGTCGTCTCCGACCATGCAGGAGCCGAAGCTGCCGGAATCCTCGTCGTAGCCGGCACAGCTGTGTCGGTCGTAGATGGCCTCGAAGTTGTCGTCGACATGGAGCTCGTATTCCGTGTCTCCGATGCATCTCCTGGCATGGTCTATCCATTCGGCCACGAACTCCTCGGACATCCACCGGTTTATCTGCTCGGGGAGATTTTCCGTGATGACGTTGCATGACAGGATGTGGTTGAACATCTTGCCCGCCTTCATCTTGAAAACACGACCCTTCTCGATGTTGCGGTAGCGGATGGCGTTGAGCGTGCCGTCCTCGCAGAGACCTTCCATAGAGTCGGTCTCGAAGGAGTTGGAATGGAAGTAACGTCCGTTGAGCTTCAGATAATGGATGGAACCGGGAATCCTCAGCTCTTCATCCTCGAGCAGGCTGTAGACGTAAGTCTTCAGCGTCGGCAGCGTCTTGCACGTCAGAGGCGAGAATTTTTCTGAGTAACGATAATGATTGTAACTCATCTGCTCGTTGAGTCTGATGAGAATGCGACCCATAAGTCTCTCGCCGGTAAAATTACAATTAGTGTTGCATGACTCCCTGCGCCGCCTGTAGTGTCTCTTCATCTCGGCCAATCCCTGAATGAAAATGTACCTGATGTGAGCCTTGAGGAATCTCCTGTCCTTGTACAGGGCGAGGAGAATCTTGTTCTTGCGCGACTTGACTCCATTGCCGTGTTCGACAATACCGAATAGTTCCTTGAACTCTTCGTAGTCCTTAAAACTGTAGTAAAGCATATAAATCCTTTCTTTTAGTTGGTGAATAATGTTGTCGTGGCTGCACACGCAGCCGTAGAGACTCATCTGGCGTCCGTCTGGAGAAGACGGAGATCGTAGAGATCGTAGAGATTGTAGAGATTGTCGTCCTCCGTTACGCTGCACGAGAAATGGTACATACTCTCAGTTATGCGCAGGTCTTTGAACACCTCCTCGTCAGAGTCGGGATCGTCATCCCTCGCCGTACTGAGCGCAAGCTCGCGCTTCTTCTCATAGAACTTTGCAGCGTCCTCCATGTCGAGGAAGCTGTCGGAAGTCACATACACATCTCCATGAAACACATGGACATAAACTACATTGTACACTTTCATAATTGTAAGAGTTGGTTATTAGCGGAGCCGTTCGGCTCCTCAGAGACTCCTGTACACATTGTACGATACATAAACACATACCGCCGTCACGATCAAGGCAGACACGCATGACGCATAGAGCCATGCAAACACAGACATCGCCACCTCTGGCACTGCCGAGAAAATAATCTTCTTCATATCGTTCAATATTGGTTAAAAAGTCAGCACAGGCAGGTGAACGAACGAAAAACCCCACCCATGCCGTAAGAGACTAAGCGAACCTGCTCTCGTAGTTCGACACGTTCAGCTTCATGCGACGTGCGAACGCCTGAGCCCATCCACGATAGACATAGAGATTGGACACTCTGCGCCAGCGGCCGTCCGAATCGGTCAGCCTGGCCACGCACCATCCACCCTTGTCGTGGACAATCTTGTAGATACCTTTTCCGTAAATCATAACAATTCAGGTTGGTTAAACATAGCGGGAGCTTCTGCTCCCTGAGACTAATACTCGATGAGGACGTCTCTCGTCCGCTCGTTGATGAACTTGCAGTGGGAGATGTCACGGAAGTCGATGCCGATTTCCCGGAAAAACTCCTCGTAGCGGCTTGTCAGCCACGGGCTCTCCTTGAGCATGCGCAGGGCGGTGAAAAACGTGGTGACTTTCTCGACGGTCATCCTCACAGTCTTGTGAAGGCCGTTCTTCAACGTGACGATACACTTGAAAATTGCGGTCGTCTTCAGTTCCGGATTGATAATTCTTTTTCTCATAATCGTACTTTTTAGTTGGTGAAACAATCGTACTCCCCAGACGGGGAGCTGGAGACTATCCCTCTGCCATCGTACGCTCGATGCGCTCTATCTCCTCGGTGTAGTCGCGCAGGAACTTCCTGCCTCTGTCGGAATCGTTCAGCCAGATGCCGAGCCATACGAAATACACCATACCAGCCGTGTTTATCCACAGGCTACCCTCGCTGAAGACGGCCACGACGGGCACCACTGCGAGGAACGCACACAAGTGCAGCAAAATTCTCTTTCTCATAATCGTACTTTTTTCAAGTTGGTTAAAATTCGTAGACGGGAGCAGGTCTCCCTGACATCCCGCCCGTAGTCTCTCCCACTTCGTTCTTTATCGTACTCGCTTCTCCTGGGACTCTCCGTTTCCGGACATCTTTGCCCCAACCGTGGGATGTGGCAGTTTTGTGAATCGTACTGCCAAACCATTCTTTATCGTTCGGGTCTTGCACCCTAAATATCTTTCGTTGCAGCCGTTCTCCGTACTTGCGTACTCGTTCGGCCCGACCATCCTAAAGTGATTAAATGTGTTGTCGTACTCGTCGACGGGAACCACCACGACAGAATCGCTCATCTGCCGTACTGCACAGGGCAGTCGTTCTCGGCCAGTAGCCAGCCGTTATTATCGTACTCGCTCACGCGAGGAATAATAGACTAAAAGAATATGATTTATTCATGATAAGCCCTCGCCGTGCATTCAGCGGGTGGGAATATCCTCTCACGTCACCGGCTAATAAGACTCAGTCGTTCTCTTGCTCTCGCTCAACGCCTATCCGTTCACCTGACCCACATCTGCATCTTGACTTGCGACCGCTATCTCTCTCTCAGCGCTCCGTTCCGTATCGTACTTGGCTACGCATCCTGCGCTGGTCGCCCGTGGCTTCGGTTCGCCGTTCACGGAACACGTCCGTCACGGCTCAGCCTGCGTATCGGCTGCGGCTCCTCCTACTCCGTACAGAGTACGTCATCGGTCTCCGCATACGCTCTAACCGCTTGAATGCTGTTCGTCCGGGCTTGCAACCGGCATCCCGAAGGATGGCCACATTACAGGGAGTCACACTCCCTGTGCTCTGTGTCAGATTTGGGAAATCACGTCCGCTATCATCAGCGCCAGCGACACCGCAGCGCTCAGCGCTCCCACGACGATCCCGATCCTCGCAAGGATGACTATCTTCTTCTCGCTCATATCGTTCAGTATTCTATCGTGTTGTTCATCAGCCCGTTCCAGAATCCCATGAGGTCCTTCACGCTGCTGTCGTTCGTGGTCAGGCAGATGTCGCTCGCCATGTTGTTCTTCTTGATGTATTCCGTATTGAGCTCCACCATTTTGCTGACAATCGTGTCAGCGTATTTCCGTTCGAGGGATTCGGGGATGCTCACGGGAAATTGCTCGTAACAGATTCCAGGGTACGGGATTTCCCTGCGGTAGCGCAACAATATCCAGATTGTTCGCTCGTTCCGTTTGTTCGTTCGTTTACTCATATCGTTCGTTCGTTCATATCGTTCGGGCTGTTCGTTCGGCTCGCCCGTTTCTCCGTCACGTCTGCATTTATAGAGGCTTGTGACTCTCAGGGGATCAGATCCCTGGCTGCATTACCGGAAAATAAACACAAACAAGGAGAGGGACAGGTTTTTCCTGTCCTCTCCTTATTAGGTCGGTGTGTGCTATCTTACTTTCCCGTAAGCATTGCCAATAAGGCCTGTTTTTGCTCTAAGGTCAAGTTAGCGAACTCTTTGTTCAAGTTGTTGTTAGCTACTTTCTCCTTGTTCAGCCGATAGCGTATATAAGTTGCAATGGCGGTTTTGTCATCGGTGGTGGGCACTAAATACCATTTTACACCATCAGATTCAAAGGTTTTCACCTTGTCCATATTTTCCGGACGGCTGTCGGTTACTTTGTATTTGCCGTTTTCGGTACGCTCACATACCGCTTTGATAAAGTTTTCACCCGTCACCAACTCAATAACTGAGTTCACACTTTTGAGAAAACTTTCTTTCGTTGTCTCTCTTACTACTCTACCGCTCTTTTCGTTGTTAGCAGTCTTTGTTACTTTTGCCATAATTGAAAAATTTTTTGTGTCCCCTCTTGTGGGTGGTAGGACTTGCACCCTTATTGATTTCTTTATGCAAAGTTACGAAAATATTTCGATATTTGCAATACTTTTGATATATTTATGTCGATATAATTTTCCGGTTTGTACAAAAATATTTATCAAACGTCGACGAAAAGAGTATGAAAAAGTTTTTACAATTAGAATATTCTAATTGTAGAATTTTCTAAATAGGAGGGGAAGCGGCGTGCCGGAAAAATTTTGAAAAATGTTTACAATATAGGGTCTGTGTGGGCACACAGAACCTATATTATAATATATAATATAGGTGGGCATGTGAAAAATATTTTACAATAAATTTGCTGAAACTGCCTACATACTGGGGTTTTAGAGAATTTCGAAATGAAAAATCTTTACAAGAAATCTTGTAAAGAAATTTCATAATACGGGGTACACCCCCTTGGGCTGGCACACTTTTTGCGCGCGGTCGCCTCTCGAAAATTTTTTCCCCCGTTTTTCAACTATAATTAACAGTTATTAACACGATTTTCTACCATGAGTATTATCATACACTCCCTATGTATAATAATTATATGTATAATATATATCGTACATATTAAAAATATTTAATTATACTATGTTTTTATAGAAATAGTGTGTGATATTACTGATATTTTCGTATCTTTGCAGGTGTTTTGGTATAACGCGATATAAATAGGAACATGCATGCATAAATAAGGGTTTGGGGTTTTGCGGGTTTTTGCTCATGAAAATCTCTGGAAACCTCTGTGTTTATCGGCATTTCGGGTTCCGGGTTATCGGTCACTCCTTAAAAACCGATCGCTCATATCGCTCACTAATTGTTCCTTTTTGAGTTTTTTGTGAAGGACAGCGGTGTAATAGACCAGGTGTTCGGCAGTATTGTCAAGGAGTCGATGGCTGAGTGCTACGACTTTGCCCATCTGCGTGGCCGTTGGGGCTACAGGAGCGGTGACATATACCAGCAGAACCTGTTGCTGATGAACAAGAACGTGCGTGCGCTGGCCCGTGCCTGTCCCGTTCTGTACGGTGAGGGTGAGTACTGGCTCTTCGACGGCAGGATCTACGTCCCCGTGAGGGAGGAGCTTGTCATAGAGGCGTTCTACAGGATGGTGGAGTACCTTGAGATCATGCCTGCCGTGCAGAACAAGGCTCTGGCGAAGGTCTTCACGGACAACATCAGGTACTACAACCCGATGGTGCAGTCGAGGAACCTGATAGCCTTCGAGAACGGTGTTTTGGACATCAGTCCGATCCTGAGGGGCAGCAAGCCCGTCTTCCATACGGAGTTCTCCCCGAACTTCCATGTGACGTACTACCACCCGTACAGGTACGACGAGCAGGCGAAGTGCACGAAGTGGCTGAACTTCCTGCACGAGGTCCTTCCCGACAAGAACTCGAGGGTCATACTCCAGATGTTCCTCGGCCTCGGTCTCATAGACTCCAGCGAGGTGTACCTGCCCTATGAGGGGAAGGATGCCTCGAGGGTCGAGCTGTGCCTCCTGCTCATAGGCAGCGGCGGCAACGGCAAGAGCGTCATCTACAGGACGGCCAGGGGCGTGTACGGCTCCGAGAGGATCTCCGACGTCCCGTACGTCGAGCTGACGATGACGGGCGACGAGGGCATGAGGGCGAGGCTCCCGCTCAGGCACAAGATCTTCAACTGGTCCACGGAGGAGGACTCGCGGAACTTCTGTAGGAGGAACACGAGCACCTTCAAGAGGATCGTCTCGGGCGAGCCGGTGATGGACCGCAGGCTCGGCGGGAACATCACGAAGAACGACAACCTCCCGTACCTCGTGTTCCACCTCAACGAGCTTCCGTACCCGGACGACCAGAGCCTCGGGTTCATCAGGAGGTTGCAGTTCATAAGCTTCGACGTCACCGTTCCCAAGGAGAGGAGGAACCCGCACCTCGCGCAGGACCTGATAACGAACTACCCCGGCATCTTCAACTGGATCGTCAGGGGCGCCTGCGACGTGGTGAGGCGGCGCTTCGTGTTCCCTCCCAGCGAGGGGCACCGCAGGCAGCTGCTGCTGACGCAGCTGAGGAGCAACCCCGTCGTGGCGTGGGTGAACGCCTACGGGCTCAGGTGGGAGATGCGCGCCAAGAACGAGACGTCGGTGTGGATACAGTCGTCGGACATCATGGCGAGCATAGAGGCGTTCTGCCAGGACAACGAGATGGACGCCCCGTCGGGTCAGAAGGTCGGCGCCACGCTGAACAGGCTCGGCTTCTCCAACAGGCGCAGGTCCGCCGGCAAGGAGTATCAGGTCTTCGGGTGCACGCCCGACCATATCAGCAGGCCCTTCGTGATCTCCAAGGAGCGCATAGGGCTTGAGTACGTCGAGGAGAAGGGAACGTTCATCAGGGAGGACGATTAGCATGGCAAGGAAGAAGAGAAAGATCGTGATGGGGCTTACGCGCCGTGAGGAGGCCGACGTGATCGACTTCATTGACAGGACCTTCGGCGGTAAGGACGAACGCTTCCGCGCGGAGCAGTGGATGGCCGCCGGCTACTATATCGTGCTGGCGGCGATGAAGATGCTGGTCAGGCAGGGGGTGACGCTGCCCGACGCATACAAGGTCGCCTGTGACGGCTTCGGGGACCTCTTCGAGTACGTCATGGCCGACTTCGGCGAGTTCAGGGACCTTTATGTGAGCTGTCTTAACGGTGATGCGTCATGAGGAAGGGTGGTAAATTCGGCAGGCTATGATACTCGGGAGTCACAATTCATGGTCGTACCTCCCCGTGAAAAGGTGGTGGATGAGGCCGCTGGCGTTCATGGCGCGCTGCCAGTCCGTCGACATCAAAAGGCAGTACGAGCTCGGCGTCAGGTGCTTCGACCTGCGGGTGCGCTTTGAATACGGACAGTTCCTGGTCGCACACGGCATAATAGAATACGACATCGACAGGGAGGCTCTGAGGAAAGACTTGGAGTGGATAGACGCCAGAAAGGACTGTATGGTTAGGGTGCTGCACGAGGTGAGGACAAAGAAGCAGTATGAAACCACATCGAAGATCTTCTTTGAGAGCTTCTGTTATGTTATTCAGTCGGACTACAGGAACATCCGGTTCTGGAACGGCAGGAACCTCTACAACGAGGAGAAGGACTACGACTTCGGATGGGAGCCGTCCAACGACGGGAAGTACGCCTCCGTCTGCCCGCCGTGGCTCGTCGACGACTGGTGGCCGTGGCTGTATGCTCGGCTGCACAACAGGAGGAACCTCGAAAAGGGGACCGACAAGGAGGTTTTATTGATAGATTTTGTAGACATAAAATGAGAACAGTTATGGAAGAGAAGAAGACATTGAGTTTCGGGAAGAGATACCGGGTTGGTAACTTCCAGGTGATAAAGATCAACAAGGTGCTGCGCCGTCAGGAGGTGGCTGAGCTGCGCAACCAGCTCGGCATACCCATGGAGGAGCGTAAGAAGCTACAGCGGGCGCAGCTGCCGTTCATCAAGGTTGAGGCCGTCAGCGGCGTCTGGGCCGTGGAGTTTTCCTGCGCCACGTCGATGTACCGCTTCATAGACATCCTGCTCGCCCGTGCCATAGAGGCCGAGGAGAACGGGGAGAGGCTCGACATCAACAGCGTCGCGGACTTCGCGCACATCTTCAGCATGATGTTCACCGACACGACGATACTCGGCGACGGCCAGTACCTCGCCGACAAGGGGAAGGCGCTGAGGGGTCTCCTTGACCGCCAGAATGCCGAGGATGTGAGTCAGGAGGATGATGACAAGGAGCTTGACCAGATGGAGGCCGACGAGGAGGCAAAGGCCAATATCATCGACATGGCAGGACAGATAGGAAAGGAGGCCGGCGATGAAGGTAAGTGACAGGATCTTGAACATCATCGAGGACCATGCGTGCATCACGCAGTTCCTCGACCAGGTGTGCTGTGCGCTCGAGAACGGCGACACGGACATGCCGAACTTCGTACCTGTGCTCCATGACACGCTCGTCACGGACCAGCTCAGCATAATCGCAAGGAACCTTACGGAAAGGAGGAAGAGGGATGAAGGTGATAGGGGTTGATCCGGGCGAGTCCGGCGGCATTGCCGTCATTGACCACGCCCACAAGGTGATAGAGGTATCGAACATGCCCGACACGCCCATGGACATCCTCGAGTTCCTGAGGAAGTACGATCCGTCGGAGACCATAGTCTACCTTGAGGATGTCGGAAAGGGCATGCCGGGCCAGAGCTCGTCTGCCACGGCGAAGTTCGCCCGCCACAACGGACACCTCGAGATGGCGTTGCTGGCGCTCGGCATGAGGACGGTGAAGGCCACCCCTCAGAAGTGGCAGAAGATGTACCAGCTCGGCAAGAGCGGAGAGTACGGGAAGACCGAATGGAAGAACCGTCTCAAGGCGAAGGCGCAGGAGCTGTTCCCCGACCTCGGCAAGAAGGTCACGCTGAAGACCTGTGACGCCCTTTTGATAGCATTGTATGGTATTAGAAATGAGTTCAGACTGGACAATGATGGAGTTCTTTGACCATAGACAGCTGAAGGGTATGTGGCACAGCGAGGGCCTTGTCCCGGACAATGCCGTCCTTGTCACCTATCCTGACGGCGACCAGTATCTGTATGTGTTCTATGAGGAGAAGAGGACGACGTTCTACACGTTCTGCCAGGCATCGTGCATATTGTCGTCAGGCAGCAACAGGGACAAGTGATTGTTAAATACAGGATTATGGTTGAATTAAAGGAATTTATCCGTGTGACGTCCATATATGACGGGATGCCTGCCCTCATACGCTCCGCGTGCATAGAGAGCGTCGAGGACAACGCCGAGCAGCGTAACGGCGACATGATAAAGCTGCCGTGCAGGACGATATACTACTCGGGACACAGCCTCGACGTCATCGAGGGCTTCGAGGAGATAGTGGACATGATCTACAGGGCGGAGATGTAATGGCTAAAAAGAAGGATACCGTTGAGATGCACCGCTGCGGGGAGTGTGCCAATATCACTCCCGTGACGCGCTTCCATACGCTGAACATATACGGCGAGCCGACGCTCGGCACATGTCCATACTGGACTCTGAGCAAGTGTACGCTGCTGTCGTGGATGAGCCCCTGCATTCACTTCAGGCCGAAGGGCGGTTGACGGCTATGCCGAGCAGTACACCTCAACCCTGTACTCGATGTTGCAGACCGAGTACAGGCCATCCGTGAAGACCTGCCGGCATGCGCTCCTCCTTTCGGAATCCGACATGTCTATGGCATGCAGCCACGAGTCCACGACGTCGAGGTCCGTCAGCGTCACGCCCCGCATTGCGAGGATGCTCACCGCGTTGTCGGCAGGTTCAAGGCTTGTCGTCATTGCACGGTCTCCCCAGCAGCTCCACGGCCTTGCGCATCAGGAAGCCTATCGTCCATGCGAAGTCCTCCGTGTAGGGCCTGACGTAATAATGTTCGCAGATGGCCGACGCGGCATGGTACAGCTCGTGCGTCACCGTGTCCCAGAACTGTTCCCCCGATGTCGCGTTGCCGATGAAGACGAGGCTCATCCTGATATCGTCCCTCGATACACACATTCCTGTGTTTTCCCGGAACAGCAGTATGTCGACGGCCGTGTCGAGGCTTCCTCCCCGCATGCCGAACGACATCATTGCCGCCCTCATCTCGTATTCGTCGAGCCTGCGCAGGTCCGAGCACAGGATGACGCCCCAGTCGTCATCGACGTTTATGTAATCCTTCCTCATGGCCTATATGAACCGTTCCCAGTAGACGGGTATCCCTGCGTTGCACATCTTTGCCACGAAGCACGCGAGGACGTTCGACGGGTCGCCGTCCGGATCCATAAGCGTCTCCTCGACGTATGTGGACCGCTGCTTGTCCGTGGTCATCGTCTTCGGGTAGTCTGCCACGCTCATCATGAACAGATACCATGCCGTGTATATGTACCTGTCAGGTATGCTGACGCCGTTTGCACGGAGTATCTCCGCCACGTCGTCCACCGACCGCTGCGCCACGGGCTTCATCGTCCCTGTGGCGGAGTCCTTCGTCTCCATGTTCCCGATGGCCCATTTCGCCAGCTTACGGCTGAATTGGCCGTGATAGAGGTCCTGGTACATGGCCTCCTCTTCTGAAATATACTGTCTCATTCTTTTGAAAGTTTATGGTTGATTACTTGAACCCGGGGGCATCCCATGACGGGACACCCCCTTGTCGTTGATTAGATGAACCTGCCGCGTGAGTCGCGTGAACGGCGGTAGTGCTCCTCGCCCATGTCGTCCTCGGAGTCTTCCCATCCGTGCCTGTAGCCCTCACGGTAGCCTTGTTCGTAGCCACCTCTCATGCCGATGCCTTCGTGTGTGCGGTATCCTCCACGGTAGCCGTGGCGCATGTTCCCGCGCATCTCTGAGCGCATCTGCTCCTTGTCGCTGTCGTTGATGATGATTACTGGCATAGTCTTAACATTTTAGGGACTCAGTTCTTGGACGCCGGCTCGAAGAAGTCGTTGAGCCTCGAGAGGATCTGGTCGAGTTTCTTGTCCTGTGCGTCCTGACGCTCCTCCAGCTTCTGTATGACCCTGGCCTGCGCCTTGTTCTCCGCATACTGCGGGTTGAGCGTCTCGACCATTTTCTCGTACACGGGGAGTGCCTCCTCGTGGTACGGGGTCATCTCGACATGCTTCCTTGATTCCTGCATCCTTGCGTCGATGGCCTGCAATGTGGCCTCCCTGCTGATGCTGACAAACGTGTTGCCGTTGTTGTATGTCGAACTCTCCGCGCTGACGGGGAGGTTGTTGAACGGCACGTCGCTGCCGTCGATGGAGACGACCACGTCCACGATATTGTTCTGCCCGTTCATGGCGGCCAGTCCGTTGAGGATGTTGGGCGTCTGTGTCTGATACGGCATCTTCGGCTCGCTCTTCGACTTCACGACACCAATCTGCAAAACAGGCTTCTTGCCTTCGTACCTGTTGAGTACATAAAACGGCGAACCAGCGCCAATACTGTTGAAATCCATTGTTTGAACCTTTTTAATGTTGATACTCCCTGATTAGGTTGCCGCACTCCCGGTTGTCGTGGTGGGTGTCAGCGCCGAAGCGATACGGTCTACCACGAGGTCGGCAACGCCTGTCGCCCACAGTGTCGGTACGGCCGTCATGCTGTTGTTGGGCAGCGTGATGGTGGCAGGCTGGCTGCGCTTGATGGCCTCCACCTCGTTGGAGATGGCGTTGAGCTGTGCGATGACTGGCGCGACGCTCTGCTGTGCGACGGCTGCGGTGTACTTCTGCGACTCCAGCTCTGCGACCTTGGCGGTGAGGGCTGTGATCTCGCGGTCCTTGCGGCTCGACTCCATAGCGTCGATCTTGTTGTCAAGGGCGAGGAAGTTCTTGTTCATCGTGTCGCTCAGGCTGTAGGTCTGCTGACAGAGTGCGAGCTGGTCGGCTGCGCTCTTTGCGGCGATCGACTGCTGTACTCCGTTGATTCCCTGTGACAGGGTGTTCGTCTGCTGACACATTGCCAGTTGGTTCTGGCAGCAGCACTGCTGGAACTGTGATGCGAGGCTTGCGTTGCCCGACTGGATGGCGTTTACCACCTGCAGGGCGTTCATGCCCTGGTTCGCGGCGATCGTCGCAAGCGAGTTCTGTACGTTCTGTACGGCTGCGTTTACGAGGTTGAAGTCCTGTCCGAGGGTTGTCGCAAGGCTCTGGATGGCCGTGCGTGACGCCTCGCCCTGGTTGGTTACTGCCTGCATGATGAGGTCGCGGCCCGAGTCGTTTGCGAGCTGGTTGCTCAGGAATGCTGCGCCACCGCCGTTGTTGCCGCCGAATCCGTTTCCCCATCCGCCGTTACCCCATCCGAACATGGAGGCGATGATGGCGAGTCCGAAGAGGTCTGCGATACCGTTCATGCCGTTGTTGCCGAACAGTCCGTTACCGCCGCCCACGGGAATGCTGAAGGGGATGCCGCTTCCTGCATTGCCGTCTGGAATTTGATAAATTTCTGCCATAGTAGTTGAAATTTGGATTGTTAATAATTAAAGTTTACTCTGTCGCTGCGCATTGACAGGGCAAATTTAGCAACCGTATGGCTATTGTGCAAGGATTACGGCGGATAGACGCTGCTCAAAACGTGCAGTCAAGTATCATCTTCCCGATGATCTTATACACTTTACGCTCGCAGATACCGTACTTTTCGGAAAGGTGGGCGATGATGTATGTCGTCTTATGACCCATCTCCTTCATCATGTCAAACTCCTCTACCATTTGGAGATGCTGATAATAATCCATACAAATGCCGCGTTCGTGCAGCATTTTCATCAAAATTTCCCCAATTTTTATTAATTCTTTCACTTTCATAAGTGCAAAATGTTGGTTGATTAATATTATTTTGTTACTTTTGCACCCGTCTCACCACATCGCGGAATAAAAGAAACCCCACAGACATGGAAGTTGGGTATAGTCCCCCGCCCCATGCCTGTGGGATTTTTCGTAAGAAATGTGGTGAGATACTTTTTTATGAAAGCGGGGGACCTTTTCTATTCCCCTGCCTTGTACGCCTTCTTGTACTTGCACTCGTTGCACCTGGAGCGCAGGCAGTACTCGCATGACATAGGATAGTCGACAGGTAGGTAGTAGTGGATCGTCTGGTTCTCGTCCTTCACCTCGTCCTGCTTCATCCGCGTGACGTCCACGATGAGCTTGTTGGTGTCGAGCCATTCCTTGCTGCCCACCGCCATGCCGGACTTTGCCGTCTGTAGGTCGTAGAGCATCTGCTCCTTCGACATGGCAGCACCGAGGACGTCCTCACGCTCCTTGTTCGTGGTGTTCTTGATGGCATCCTTCTGACGTTGTGACAGCACGCTCCTCGTCTCGTCGATGCGGTTCTTGACGTGCTCGTTGTCAAGGAGCTTCTGAACCTCCTCCTTCAGCGCACGCTTCACCCATGTGGAGCCCTTGTGGAAGGCGACGATGAATGCGTCGGACGGCTCCCATCCGACCGCCACGAGGTCTGCGAACGCAAGCCCCTCTGCCGATAGCTTCAGTGCCTTGCATATCTTCTCTGTCTTCTGTGATACCTCAAGCTCCATGTCTTAGTGTGTTTGGTTCCACTGCTGCCAGTTGTTCTCGCCGGGCCTGTTCCCCCACTTGTCGGTCTCGCGCCTCTTGTTGCCCTGACCGGTGTTGACGTCCTGGCCTCCTGCTGACGATGCCTTTATCTCGCGTATCTTCTCGTCCGTCTGTACCTTGATCTTGTCGAGCTCAGCCTGCTGGTCGAGCTTGCGCTTCTCGAGGTCCTCGTGTATGATGCGCTCTATCTCGTCGTTGCGAGAGTACTTCACGATGCGCTCCGATGCCGTCTGGTGCGAGAGGAACCCGTTCTGTACGGCCGTTGCGAGGTTCGTGGTGAGCTCCTGGTCATTCTGGTGGATGTACGGCTCTATCCATGCGTTGACGGGAAGGGCAAGCAGCGATGCCTGGCAGTTCTTCTCGAAGCCGTATCCGTACTTGACGAAGTAGACGCAGTCGTTGATGAACGGCTGGAGCTTCTGTGCGTCGTGGATGGCCTGCTCGATGGCGGGAGAGAACAGCAGCTTGACGGCCACGCCCGGCAGGTCTCCTGACTTCAGCTCAGGCGGCTTCACGCCGAAGGACTGCTCGTAGATCATGTCGTACAGGAGCTTCAGCTGCGTGTTGAACGCTGCGGACACCTCTGCCTTCTGGAGGAATCCGGCATCGCCCTTCTCGTCCTGAATCTCGATGTACTTCACGGCTCCCGTTATCTCGTCCGGCTTGAACTCCACGCCGTCGCCCTTTGACCACATGATCGGGAAAGCGTAGGCCCGGTTGTTCTCGCAGAAGTAGGAGAACGCCTCCTCGTATGTCTCGATGGTCTCCTGTGACGGTAGGAAGCATGCGCCTCCCTCCTCGCGGTGGTACGCCACGGGCACACGGTCGAAGCCGTGCTCCTTCTGGTAGTATATCTCGTATCCGCTGATGCCGAAGAATTCCTTGATCTTCTCGAGTACCTTCTGGGTCCTCGTCTGTGCCACGGAACGGCGCGCGCGGTACAGGTATTTCTCGTCCCATATCTCGACATACTCCGACGAGTAGCGCCCGTTATCGTCATAGTCTGCGTACTTTCGTGCGAAGAGCTCCATCTTGCCCGTTATGCTGTCTCGGTGCGGGTATAGGGTGTCACCTTTCATATATGACATGACGCGCGCCCGCGCATGACCCTCCTCGTCGAAGTAAAACGCTATGGCGGCGTCGCCGACAATCTTGTATTCCGTGAAGTCGTAGAAGTTGTACTCCATGTCCATGTCGAGCCATCCCTGACGGAATGTGACGAAGTCGGTCTGCTTCTCCTCCTCGGTCCTCTCGCTGCCCACCTTTCCCGACAGCTCGAACTGCATGTCGTTGCCGGTGATGTGCACGCGCTGCTTGGTCGCTATGACGTGCTGGAACGCGAATGCCGTGCGTATGATCGGCTGGACGTATATCCTTCCTGTCTCCGGGTTCTTCTTCACCACGTCTGGATAGAGCTGCGGATCGTTGATAGCATGTCCTGAGGGGTAGTACATCCGCAGGAAGTCGGCCTGCGTGATGATGCGCATCATGGGGTTGTCGATAGGCTCGTAGACCTTCTGACCCCTTCTTACCACACGGTGTGCCTTGTAGCCGTTTGGCATTATCTCGTAGAACGGCTCCCGTGTAAGGATTTCCTTGTAGTTCGGTTTGATGTTATCCATATCTGTTTACCTTAAATTTATATACACCATGTGCCTTTTGCCTTCTTGTGTTTCCTCTTCGTGTTCAGCTCAAAGATGAACCTGAAGAGCAGGGACTCGAAGAAGTCAGGCGAGTGCCCGATGATCTTCTTCATGTCGTCCTTAGAGATGAGCTGGAAGGCTTTCCCCGTAGACTCCTTCGTGCGCCGTATGCACTTGCGTTCGCGCATGAGTATGTCCTTGAGCCTCGTCTTCCCGTATCCGTGCCCGTCGAACGTGCGGTCGAGGAGATGACGGTCTATGGACATCTCCCCGTCGCGCAGGGCCTTGTACAGCATGACCGCGCACTGCGCCTTGAGGTCCTTGTACAGCTTCTTGTATCCGTCCTGCTCCTTCTCCGACGGTGCTATCGGAGCAGCCTGGTTGATGAATTTCACCGCGTCGGGCAGGTGTCCCTCGAGTATCTGCCCCACGCCCTGAAAGTCGTATGTCAGGTTCTCCTCTGCCACACCCCACTCCACGAGCTTCGCCTTGAGGACGTTCTCGAGTGTCTTGGAGTCGTAGCGGCAGACGTACACGTCGACGATGTGCTTCCCCTGCCAGAGCCACATGACGCAGTTGTCGCCTCCCTGTAGCGCTATGTCCGCAGTGGCGTACAGCGTGTCGTCGTCGGTGTTCTGGTATGCGTTGTCGTAGAAGTTCAGCATGTCGTCCATCTTGATGAGGTCGTCGCCAGCGGAGCGGAACTTCCAGTTTCCGTCGAGGTCCCTGCTCTGCTGTTCCTCGTCCTGGTTCATCAGGTTGGCGAGGTACTCCGGGTTGGACTTCATCAGCTTCTTGTTGTCCTCGAGCTTTCCCTCCACGAACGCCACGGACTTGATTGACAGCTCCGCAGGCGTGCCGAACTCCTCGAAGGCCGGCTTCCAGTGCTTGAGGATGTCGTCCCTGCACAGGTCGTAGACCTCATCGCGGCTGTCGCCCCACACGATCTCGTTGACTTCGTTGCCTGGCATGTAGCAGTATTTTATCATGCCGTCCCTCTCCGGTATGGGATAGCCCTCCTCGTCGAGCCATCCTCCGTCGTCGAGGAACTTCGCCACCCACGAGTCTGGATCGGGGTTGCAGGTCCCGATGAAGCGCGTGCGTATGCCGTAGGCGTTACGGTTGTCCGTCAGGAGGTACTTGAACTTCTTGTACGGACAGTGCGTTATCTCGTCGAGACCTATGTATGCGTACTGCTTTCCCTGGAACCTCTTCTTGAACGACTCGTATTCGCCCTCATAGTACGAGAACTTCAGCTTTGCGCCGCTGTAGAAGTTCCATGTCATGTCGATGAGCGACTTGTTGTACTCGCCGTATTGCGAATAGACCTCGTACGACACCTCCACGAGGTCTGCGAGGTCTGGTTTCTCGTTACGGAGTATGAGGCTCCTGAAATTCCTGTTCTGTACGTCCTCGAGTGTCTCCATCAGCAGGGAGTAGCTCTTCGCGCCGCCCCTCTTTCCTCCGTATATCAGAAGCTGCGCCGGAGAAGAGAGTGCATTCTCCTGGCTTCCCGCCTGCGCATAGATTGTGTTGGCGGCGTTGGCGTCACGCAGCGACTGTACGAACTCCTGTGTGTATACAGGCTCGCCATTCGGCAATTTTAGCCCTGAAAACACTCTCATTTTGTATAATTATACAATTTCTTTGCAAAAATACGCAAAAAAATTTGGAAGTTGCAAAAAAATTGCATATTTTTGCACAAAATTGGTATATTTATTCAAAAATCGTACCCGTGAGGGCCTGAAAATGTGTCAATTATGGTCAGTAGATTTGTTTTAGATTTATAATCCATTTCTTTGCAAAACCCGAGGCGTCGGGTATCCGGGGTTATAGCTCAGTCTGGTTAGAGCATCTGCTTTGCAAGCAGAGGGTCGTGGGTTCAAATCCCTCTAATTCCACGAAAGCAGGAAGGACCTGCAATCAGGATAACGTTATAAAAATTTTTAAGCATGGAAAGAGAAGAACTCTTACAGCAGGTTAATGAGAGCATTGAGGCTGACGGAAAGCAGCTGTCACCCTCGCTCAGTGAGGAATCCATCAATGGTGAGCTCGACGATGCATTGGAGGACATCTCCGACGACGAGGAGAACAACAAGAAGGTCGTATCGCGACTGGCAAAGCGTCTTCTCCGTATGGACGGTAACATCCACAGCAACGTATCGAAGCAGGTAAGCGACTACAAGAAGGCTCACCCCGGTGCGCAGAAGAAGCCCAAGGAGGGCGAAGGCAAAGGTAACGAGGACGGCAAGTCAGAGTACCAGAAGCTGCTCGAGCGCATTGAGGCGATGGAGACCGCACAGAAGCAGAAGACCGAGGCAGAGGCGAAGAACGCCATCGTCGCCGAGGTTAGCAAAGGCTTCAAGGCCAAGTTCAAGGAGGCCGGCATAGAGGTTAACGGTTATATCTTCCGTCAGACTCTCCGGGATCTCGAGATCCCCGACACTGAGGAAAAGGTGGACACCGCGTCCCTCGTGAAGGCGCTGGAGAAGGAGTACCACAAGAACCTGAAAGAAGCAGGTCTTGACAAGAAGGACACCTCCAAGCCGCGCTTCGGCAGCCGTGAGGGAGGCAAAGGCGAAAGTGCCGCCGACCGCTACTGGGCTCGCAAGGGCAGGAAGGAAGGTTGGAAAAAATAGTACCTCATAAGGTATGAAGATAGTGAGTAAGGATAACATTTTTTATTAACGAAAAAAAAGCATTACTATGGGAAGAATGGGTAACACATTCGGCAGCCAGACGGTAAGCGCAGGTCACGCCCGCAAGGTGTGGAGAGAGGTCAAGGACCAGTTCCCCGCAGGCGGTGTCGTGTCCAACCTGAGCGACTGGCTCTCCGGCGGGGTCGGCAAGATTCCCGCAGGTACGTTCTGCAAATGGTATGACGACGGCGCTAACGGCAAGAAGGTGGTGTGCTACACTGCCGCACAGATCAAGGCAGCCAGCGGCAACCCCGCAAGCCTCGGCATCAACGGCGCTACCCTCTATGACATCGACATCGAGGCAGGCGAGACCGTAGGAACGGCAACCGTCGTTTATGCTGGCGAGTACTATGACTTCATGATCAAGGACGCTGATGTCCGCACCATCGTGAAGGGCCTCGCTGCACTGAGTGAGATCAAGTTCGTGTCATAGGCACGGGCAAGTGTTTAACAAATTAAGACAGGAAACAGTTATGAATACTAATCCAGTAGGAATGTTTTCGGTGTTTGACAACGGTCTCGGCGGCCTTGACTGGCAGTCGTGGGTGGACCGCTACGAGGAGAAGTACGACGCCTTCGAGGTGGACGGCTTCGAGTTCGCCCCCACCACGTTGAACTACACCTTTGCGCAGCTCATTGCGAGCACCGGCGCAACGGCTCTGCCCACATGGGTGGATCCTGAGTCTCCTGGCTATGAGGCAGCCCTTAGAGAGCTGAGCGGCAGGACTGGCAACATCCCGACCGCAAAGCGCTTCTACCGCTTCAACCGCACCATCATCAACGAGCAGCTCCAGCTGATCCAGCGCTACGGCAACGTGGCCATGACCCCCGAGATGGAAGACATCTTCATGGGTCTGAACGATGAGGGTACGGACGGCCTCATCCAGATGTTCAACAACGCCCTGACACACATCCGCAACCAGGTTGTGTCCACGGGCCAGTTCGCCCTCACAAGCGTGAACAACCCGCGCGGCTTGCAGGGTATCACCATCGACTTCGGCATCGCACAGGACCACTTCGACGTCCTGACAGGCAATGACGTATGGTGGACAAGCGATACTCACGCAAGAGAAGGCTCTTCTTCCGATCCTCTCGGCTACATGAAGAACCGTGTGCGCTGGATCCGCAAGGTCAAGCACTACGCAGGCCCCATCAAGCTCGAGATCTCTCAGGACGATTGGGACGACCTGCTCCTCCACTCGAAGGTACAGTCACGCCTCGGCATCTACTTCTATCCTACGACCACCGACGGTGCAACCCGCATTGCCGCCATCCAGGACAAGAGCGAGGATGCCCTCAAGGCAGCCATCAAGGCCATCATCAAGGTCGACGAGATCGTGGTCAAGGACACCTATGCATTTGTGGACGCTCCCGGAACGGACGCCAACGGCGATCCCGACATCATCACCACCCGCATCGACAACTTCAAGGCAGGCAACATCGCCTTCATCCCGACGGGCAAGATCGGTGACATCCAGGGCGTGCAGCCGCTTTCCATCGGCTACGAGCCTGACAAGGTGGCATACTACAACGGCGGTCGTCTGCTCCTGACCCAGCGTGCAAACCCGAAGACACACTCAGTGTACATCGAGGGTGAGTTCGCACAGATCTGCGTGCCGAGCGTCCCGCAGTGGATGTTCATCAGCACCGTCGTAGGTGACGGCTCTTCTTCCAGCTCTTCTTCAGGCTCTTCTTCGAGCGAATCGAGTTCAAGTGAGTAAAGGATAGCGTATGGACTTCTCAAGACAAGTGAACTACAAGTCGGACTTCGACGTGCTCCTGCACGTTGTTGACGCGGACGGCAATGCTGTCGGCTTCCCGACATTCGATTTCGTTCTGGCGTTCACCTCGAGCGGCCAGAATAAGTTCGAGGCTGGTCAGGCCAACGGCTTCAAGCGCGGTGTGAGCGATGCAGACGGTGACATCCGTGTCGTCTTCAATGACCATCACCTGTTGCCCGGCACCCTCAACCTTGAAGTTCGCGCCGACGTTGAGAACGACATCTATCCTGACGGAAAGAAGCTGTATGTGTTTGAAGTGCCCACGAACATCACCCTGACCAGTGGCGCCGGGGAGGTGAGCACGGGCATCTCTATTGACGTTAACCTGCCGTTTGCCGTGGGGTCTGCCAGCAGCAGCTCCAGCTCGGAGGGCGGCAGCAGCTCTGAATAAACCAAAAGGAATCATCTTCGCATGAATACGAGTAACGATACCGCAAATGTTCGCACGGTCGGGGACTGGCTCTTCGGCTGTGTGAACTTTGCCGTTCCCGACGAAGCCGTCGTGAACATCGCCATGGACAGGAACTTCTCCGTCGACACCGCAGCAAGTGACGTCGACAGGGACAGCCTGAGGCTCATGAAGGCAGACCTTTTCAAGTGGATCGTGCTTGGCGCAGGTAAGGTGAACAACACCTCCGACACCGACAACGGCTGGAGTCACAGCGAGGGCGGCTATACGCTGTCCGAGTATGACAAGCAGCTGCTGATGGGCGAGGCCAACGCCATCTACGAGGAGCTTGAGCCCGAGAGCGTGTTCGGCAAGAAGAAGATCAGGATGCGGTCGGCAGGCATCATGCCCGCCTACCGTGACCTTGACGGAACGCCGTTACCAAGGAAGCCGCTATGAGAAAAACGAGAGTCGACAACCCGCGCTATCCGCACTACATACGGATCACCCGTAAGGTGGTGGCAGACTGGCTTGACGAGAGCAAGACGGAAGATGCGTTCACGGTGTACGCAGGCCCCGGCAGGAGCTATACGGACACCACGACGACGGGTGACGCGAAAGTGGACTCCAACAAGCGCAAGTGCTCCATCCCGGTGCGTTTCGACGTATGGGGCGGCAATGTCGACGGAATGCAGCTTGTGCCGATGAGCGGAGACATGGTATACGTCATCAAGGGGAACATCCACGAGGAGTGGGAGGTCAGTGACTTCGAGCCGGACAACGACCGCTCCGTGGTGTACGGCGAGCATAACAGGAACTTCAATGAGCAGTAGTCATGAGCAGCAACGGAAAGATAGCCATTAAAAAGGTCTTTGACAATGTTCGCAAACGGGCGGAGGAAAAGGCTGAGGGAAAGCTTGCAGGCGGCCTTATGCCACTGCTTGAGATGGCCTATTCCGAGCTGAAGGGCTACAGGCCGTTGACAGGTAACCTGAACAACTCACTCGGTGTTGCGCTTTACAAGGACGGCAAGTGTATTGAGGCTCACGGAAGCATCGAGATCACAGGCAGGCGTCCTGTCAGGACAACACTGAAGGAAGGAGACCTGTTCTGGGAACCTGTGACATGGAACGGAAACCACCTCGACGGACCGATACCGAAGACCGACTGGGTCGGAGACAAGAATATCTGGGCCGACGAGGAAGTCCTGAAGTGGCTTGAACGCTACGCTCCGACGAAAAAGGGATTCTCTTATCGTATCGTCAGTATCGTTGACTACGCAAAGTATCTTGAGACCAAGGACAACGTGAACGTGCTCAGCAGTCTTGCTGACCGTCTGCGCTCCATGGGAGGAAAGGTCGGCGACTTTAATCTCTGAAAGAAATGATCACACCGGAAGATATAAGGAAGACGATGGGGTTGCAGGCAAAGAAGGTCTGCGGCAAGATCTATCCGCAGGACAGGCCGAGCGCCGTCACGGAGAAGCTGACGGAGTTCATCGTGGTCTCCCTCCCCTACTCCGAGGTCAACAGGACGCTTGGCGAAAACGACGACTGGTGGCTTGACGTCACCGTCGTGTACGAAATCTTCGTCGCTGACATCAAGACGGCAGCGGATCCGAACCGGCTTGACGATGACGCCATGAGGCGTCTGCGTGAGGCTCTCCTTGGAACCTTCCCCGTTGTTGACGGCGAAAAGAGGTTCAAGATCGTGCGTCCACGCACTGTCATACCGGCATCCAGTGACGGCAACGGTTATCACTATACGCGCATTCAGGCAAAGATGACGACATTGGTTTAAGAATACAAGTAATTTAGTTTAACAGTTAAAAATAACAACGACTATGGCAACAAAGACAAAATCTGAATTGAAGGACGTTTTCAATGGCCCTTCGTCCTTGCTGTACCAGAGTGCAGCCCTCGGCAATCCGATGGTGCTGGACCCCGACTATGACGTTCCCGTCAAGGTCGACAGCATCGAGTTCGAGCAGGGTGAGCCTGACATCGAGCACTACAAGGTCATCGGCCTCGCCGGCGACTGGGTATCCTCCTCGGAGGCAGGTGACATCACCATCAGCTTCCGCGTCCCCACCAAGAGCACGGACATCCTGAAGCTCGCCTACGGCAACGACGCAGTGACCTCAAAGTCGCTGACCTACGGCAGCGGCTCGTTCACGGGCGACGGCGTTGTGCTGACCAACAAGAAGATCGTCGGCACCTGGGCCATCCTGAACGACACGGGCAACCAGCTCCTGATCCTGAACAACACCGCGCTGTACGCCAGCATGGTGATGGACTCTGACGCCAAGGGCGTGGTGGCCATCGACTTCAACGGAACCATCGAGTCGGACGGCTCCAACCCCGACATCCTGTTCCTCAAGAAACAAGGCTCCAGCAGCAGCGAGTAACACTTGCTGCGTGAGTGACTGAAAACCCGAGGGGCGGCGGTGACGAGAGAGCCGCTGCCCCTTATTCATTAACAAACGACAGAGATTATGGACGACTACAGGATTTGGGTAACGTACCACAAGGACGAGCAGGTCTCGCAGTATGGCCTGCACGACGATGACACGCACAGGATCTTTGCCGCCAACCGCGACATAGAGGGGAAGAACATCAACGAGATGAACCCGGTCTACAGCGAGATGGTGACGATGTGGTATGCGTGGAAGAACAACGTCAGGAGCCCGTACGTCGGCTTCAACCACTACCGCAGGCAGTTCAACGTGAGCAGGCTGCCGGGCAAGGGCGAGTGCCAGGTGTACAGGATCATCGACTTCGGCGGCATCAGCGTGTACGACCAGTATGCACGCTGCCATAATGTCAAGGACATGGATGCTGTCCTCTCGCTGCTCGACAAAAAGTACGGCAAGGACAACGCATATACGAAATACATCAGGAACAGCAATACCCTGATAGCGAACTGCTGCTTCCTGATGAAATGGGCTGACTTCACGAAGCTCTGCAAGTTCTTCTTCGCCATCCTCGACGACTTCTCCGCCATGTGCGGATGCCAGACGCTCGACGACTGGAGGAAGAAGGCGCAGGCCGACTTCGGCAACAACAGGCCCGATTACCAGACGAGGGTGCTATCGTTCCTTGCGGAAAGGCTTATCTCCGCGTGGATCAGCGTGAACCTCTCTCCATATATCGACGGCAGGAACGTGGCTGTCGTGAACTACAACACCACGAAGCTGACGGAGGCAGCCATCATGTCGCTGTTCAAGCACACGCCTGGTTGTCATGTCTACGTCTTCGACAACAGCGATGCGGAGCCATTCAAGACGAAGCTCCCTAATGTCGAGGTCATCGACAACACCAAGGGCAAGCTGGTGGACTTCGATGCAGAGCTTGCGAAATATCCAGACAAATGGGAGCGTGACAAGGTCAAGAGCAACTACGGCAGCGCCAAGCACTCGATGAGCATACAGAAGCTGATGGAGCTTATCCCAGGCGGATTCGTGCTCATGGACTCGGACGTCCTGTTCAAGCAGGACATCGGAAAGTTCTGGGACTACAACGTCGCATGCCTCGGCACAGAGGACTTGAAACACGGAGTACCCCTGCTCTTGCCGTTCCTATGCTGGCTGAACTGCGTGAAGCTCAACGAAAACGGCATCGGCTACTTCAACGGAGAGAAGATGTGGGCGCTGAGCGAAAAGGAGCCTAACCAGCACTACGACACAGGCGCATGGCTTCTCGAGGAGGTGCGCAGGAAAAGTCTTCCTGTGGAGTATGTGAACATCTGGGACTATGTCATCCATCTGGGTCACGGCTCATGGAAGGACAAGGACACCGACAAATGGCTTGAGGAGAACGCTGTCCTGTGGAAGTGAGACCGATAGACTACGTCGTGCCGATGGTGTTCCATGGCGACCCGTTGTGGCAGGAGGATTTCCGCAAGGTGCACCTCCGCTATGACGAGCGGAACAAGTACGACTTTGTGCGTTTCCGCAGCTGGGACACCGAGGAGCTGCTGATACGGTGCGTACGGAGGTTCATGCCCTTCGTGCGTACCATATATATCCTTCTCGCGCGTGAGAGCCAGAGGAAGCCGTGGATGGACGTAAACGGCATCAGGGTGGTCTACCACAGGGAGTTCATCCCCGAGAAGTTCCTTCCGACGTTCAACAGCTGCGCCATCGAGATGTTCCTCCACAGGATCCCCGGCCTTAGCGAGCGTTTCATCTACGGCAACGACGACATGTTCCCGCTTGCGCCACTGACGGAAAAGGACTTCTTCGAGGGCTATATCCCTTGTCTGAGGCATGGCGAGAAGCCTTTCCCTGACAACCCGAACATCTTCCATCTCTCTTGCAGGAACGGTCTCAACTTCGTCGCCTATGAGTTCGGGAAGAAGTACACCGACACATGGGTCAAGGGCGGCCACAGCCTCACACCGATGCTGAAAGGCACATGGGAGTACCTGTGGAAGAGGGGCGGCGAGATTGAGGCGAGCATCAGCGCAGTCCGGGAGCCATGCAACTTCAACCAATGGCTATGCCCGTGGTGGCATTATCTGGCGGGCAACTATATCGACAGGGTCCCGTCGAGGACATACGTCAGCACAAGGAACAGCATCGAAGAAGTGGTGAAGGCCATGTCAACTTCAAAGGGAATCGTATGTGTCAACGACAATGAATGCGCCGACAACTACATGGAATACGGCAACGCCGTCAAGGCTTGCATAGAAAAGATACTTGAAAAGAGATAATATGGCAGAGATAGAACAACCTACGATAGACGTCCAGAAGATGCTCGACGACCTTATCAGTCGTGAACCTGACGTGATAAAGGTGTGTGGCAAGAATCGTAAGATACACTGGCTCCATAACGGAACGGTGAGAAAGTTCTCGCACATCATGATCAAGGATAAGAATCCGTGGAGACGAAACGTGAAGGTCTGTGCGTGCGTGTTTCTCAACAGGAAGTACGGGTTTATGACATGGCTGCTTCTGTGGTCATGGCATTGGATATACTGGAGATGGCTCTACTATATAAGGGACATCGACCAGGTAGAAGTGGCAAAGGTGCTTGACTGCGCCAAAAAAAAAATTCAGTTGGATCCATTAGCGATGGCTACCATATTGGCGACCGGGATGATGGACACGATGATGACGATGGCTCGACACGAGTATGGCCCAGCCGAACGAGGTGGGGATCGGCCTACTCCCTGAGCGAGAAGATGCCGTGGCTCCTTGAGAGAAAGTTCGGAATCAGGGCTTTTGACTATTGGTGGGGCTACACATCCTGCGAGATAGAGCTGATGGTCATGGACCAGCCGGTCATCAGTTACGGCAAGAGCAAGAACAAGCGCTCCATGATGGCTTCAAGAAAAGAGGTTGACGAGCTTGAACAGCTACAGCAGAAATGGGAGAAGAAACGTAATGGCAGGACTTTCGTTGGACAGAAAGTTGACCTTGGGGAGTTCCTGAATCAGAAAATATAACACGAATATTCATTTTTAAGACATAAAGGTATGGCAGCAGCAGATAAACTTTGGTTAGAGCTTGGCGTCAGGGATGAGATATCAGATGTTTTGAAAAACCTTATGATAGGTGCTGAAAAACTTGCAGACGCACTGTCTGATGACTCAGCCGAGTTAAAAAATATATATAGAAACATCATGGACGTTGCCAACGTCTACGATAAGATATATATAGCACAGAAACGGATCAGTAGCCTCAAGGGCGTATCTCTCAGTGCGGAAGAGAAGAAGGGTCTGCGCGACATGACAAAGGACCTTGAAAAGATCAGAAAGCAGTTCGAACAAATCCTTAATGACCCTAACAGGCTTATGGAAAGCGGTGAGGCTCATTTTGACAAGATGAGGACGAACGTTGACCTCATGGTTAAAAGCACTCTTCGTTATGTCGACAATATTGAAGCCAAAGAGGCCGCAGAGGCCAAGAATGCCGCCAATGAAGAGCGTCGTATAGACAGTCTGAAAGATAAGCTTTATGAACTTCAGCGTTACAGGAAGCAGCTGTCTGATGCCATTGCGAATGCAGCGCCAGGAACAAACCTTGCAGACGCCACAAGCCTTATAAACGGACTTTCGTCAAGAATATCGGCAGTTCGTAGTGCTGAGCGTAACGGGAAAGGACTGCCAGCAAGTGCATCTGGTGCAGACTACGAGGAGTTTATCAAAAGGGTTACGGGAGAAGTGAGGAGTCTCACCTCTGCGACAAATGATTATGACAAGACGTTGAAAGAGAACGAACGTCTCCAAAGGTCGATCAACAAGATATACCTTGATACGCAAAGCGAAAAGAATATTGCGGGAATAAGAAGACAGACAAACGAATACACTGCCCTTGGGAAGAAACTTGGAGAGCTGGCAAAGCTCATGGCTGAGTTGAAAAAAGAGGAATCTGGAATAAAGAAAGGACTTATTACAGAGCCTACATATACAAGCGATAAAATTTCTGAACGCCTGAATGAAATAGACAGGACTTACAAAGAGGATCTTGCAATAGTCCGGCAAATGGAGAAGGATGACGCTGACGCCAAGAACAAGAAGGCGGCAGCAGCAAGAAGGGCGTCAGATGCGATTCAGGCCCTTTCTCACATGAACAGCAATCTCATCTCGTCGTACAACCGTGTTGCAGAGGCGGGGTCAAGAGCAAACAACATAACCATACAACTTCAACACCAACTGGCTGGCTATGCCGGCCTATACGGAATAGAGCGTATCTTAAAGTCCGTCATAACGATAGGTGGCCAGTTTGAGTTCCAACACGTTGCCCTACAGAACATCCTTGGTGACATGCAGCAGGCCAATACGCTGTTCAGGCAGTTACAGGATATGGCCGTAGAATCTCCAAAGACATTCATGGAGCTGACTGGTTATACAAAACAGCTTTCCGCATATCAGATTCCATACGAGGAGCTGTACGACACTACCAAGAGACTTGCAGACATATCCACCGGTCTCGGCGTTGACATGAGCCGCCTTATCCTCGCTTACGGTCAGGTGAGAAGCGCCGCCGTCCTCAGAGGACAGGAACTCCGTCAGTTTACGGAGGCGGGCATTCCGCTTGTACAAAAACTTGCAGAGAAGTTTACGCAGCTGAACGGGAAAGTTGTTACCACAGGAGAGGTTTTTAGCCTTATATCAAAACGTGCCGTACCATTCAAGATGGTTAAGGAAATCCTGTGGGATATGACAAACGAGGGAGGTCAGTTTGCAGATATGCAGAGCAAGCTTGCAGATACGCTTTACGGTAAATACCAGAAGCTTCAGGATACCTGGCAGATAATGCTCGGAAGGATTGCCGACGGCAACGGCATGATGGGAAAGTTCCTGAAAGGCTCTATAGAAGGCGTTGTACAACTTGTCAATGTGTTGAACACTGTAGCCCCGCTTATCCTTGCTCCGTTTATCGGAAAAGGTATCGACAGTGCAAAGAAGGGAGCCAAGGGGCTTATTGGTAATATTACCGGTGAGACAGCAGTCCGCAATATGGAGATCGCCAAGCTCAAGCAAGCCAATGCATTAGAGAAGGAGCGTATTTTGAACGGAAGACAGCTGACTCAAATCGAGCAGGATATCGTCAGACAGAAGAATGTGCTGACGAGTAATGAGTTGCGCCTCCTTCTCCTTGAGGATCAGATAACAGAGCGCCAGCTTGCCCAGATGGCAAATTCAGGTAAGATAAACAAGTTCGCAGCAGCACGTCTTCTACTTGAGCAAGGCTATACAAAGGAACAGATACGTCAAATCCAGCTTGGAAAATATGAGATACTGAAAGGCGACTCTTTCATAAAGAAATCTGCAAAAGGTGTATGGAACTTCATGGGTGGCTGGATAGGAGCCGGCATGCTTGCTCTTGGTGCTTACGCCTCACTTGCCCAACGTGTGGACGAACAGGTTGAAAGGGCAAGACAGACGTCTGAAGCTGCGTCAAACGATATGCTTTCCGATTTCAGGCAGGTTAATGACCTGTATAATGAGGTTAGCAAAAAAGGTCCTGGCTCAACGGACGAGATGACCTCTTCAATACAGCGCATGACGTTTGCCCTGAAGCAAAGCGGAAGCTACACCAAAGAGCTTAACGAGATGCTTGAGGGGACTGACGACATAAGGGAGAAGTACACGCTTTTGTATCAAGAACTTCAGAAGGTGTCAGACGAGTACCTTCGTATGAAGGAAAACGTACAGGCGTATCTTGAGGCGGCAAACAGGGTCGGAGAAGGAAACTGGTTTACCAAGTTCTTCAACGACAACATGAACGAAGACATCAAGAACTGGGGTGACGCAAACATTGCAAAAAATGTTGCAAAAAAAGGCGTAGACAGATACAGTGCGGCCGTTAAGCTCCAGCTTGAATTGTTTTACAAAAATATAGGCAAATGGAACGAGAAGGAGATGGCCGATCTCGACTGGCAGAGTCTTTTCGACAAGCTATCAGACCAGGAAAGGACGTTTTTCAAAAACTTCTTGGATGCAGGACGCAAGAGCGACTTTGACACGGCGGTGTATGAGTCTGTCAAGAAATACACTTCTGCAATAGATAAGCTGAAAGAGCAGGAAGAAGAGGTCGATTCCCAGATGCAGGAATACGCCGACACCATCGAGGTTGCTCTTGGAGAGACCTTGTCGAAACGCGGGCTTGACTTGAAGGATATGCCAAAATGGGAGGACGAAGACCTTAAAAAGTTCCGTGACGCCATAAACGATGTGGTGAACAGCTACGACCTTGACTCTGAAACAAAACAGCGTTTCAAGGACAAGCTCTACGGCAAGCTGCTTGACGAAAATCTCATAATAAGGATAAAGGCTCTCCCTGAATACAAGGAGGAGGAGTTGTCGGAATGGCAGCGTGGCGTTAATGAGTATTTCGAGAGCAACAAAATCAACATCGTAGTTGATGCGCAAAGCTCTCTTGAAAGCGTGGAAAAAGAGCTTCAAAACAAGCACGAGGAGTTCCAGAACCAAATGGATCGTTCAGGAAAGATTCTTGTGTCCTTCGGTTTTGACCTCAGTAACCTTCCTAATGACATAGAGGAAGGCATAGGTATGCTCCGCCCGGAATATCAGGGTCTGGTTCGTCATGCTTTCGCTGAATTTATCGAAGGAAAAACCGGGACCGAAAAAACCACGCAGGCCGGCAAGGATCTTGGAATAAGCGTTGTCAAGAAGAATAAAGGGTCGAGTTCAGGAGGCTCAAAAAAGGACAAGAAACTTGACGAGATCAAGGAGGCGTATGAGCTTTACAAGAAATTCTTCTCCGAGCTCGAAAATGCCAGAAGCATCTATGGGTCTGACGCAATGGGTTGGCTTAAAGAAAACGGTTTTTCGGAGGTCTTCGGATGGAAGGGGATTACTGACCTGACCAACTACGGACAGACTGTCAGGGAGCTCACAAAAGATTTCAAAGCCAACACCGATGAGCGCAAAAAGTTTGTCAACTCTATTGATGCAGACATTGTAACGCAGAAACGAAAAGAAGAGACCGAAGCGACCATGGAGTATGTCGAGGAGCTACAGAAGATGATGAACATCATGTCTGAGAGCTATAACACATACAAGAAGTGGTACGAGCTGACTGGTGACGAGAACCTTGCAGCGCGTATTGCTGGTGTAGCCGAGAACACCACCTACTCCACCTATCTCCGTGATCAGATGCAGAAGCAGCTCACCAAGACAAAGTACGCCGTATCTCCCGAAGATGTCTTTGGAATGAAGGAGGCGGAAGTTAAGAAACTCTTTGGTGAGAAGAGTGCCATCGCAAGCTATTGGAAGGCATGGCAGGATAACGAGAAGGTCTTGAAAAAGGAAGAGCTTGACCGTTACGAGGAGGCCATTAAGAGCTCCAAGAGCTATGAAGACAAAATTGACGATATCAATCGTAAGCTGAAAGAACAAATCGCTTCGGTTGAAAAACTGGCAAGAAGCGACGAGGAACGTATCCGACTCACAGAACATCTGACAGAAAATGCAGAGAAAGATATCAGCAAGATTAAATGGGAACAGTTTAAGGATCAGTACAACTGGGGAGAAGTCTTTGGTGACCTTGGTAACGTGCCGCTAAGACAGCTTAAAAAACTTGTCAGCGCAATGAGGGAGTTGTCCAAAACGACAAGCCTGAGTGCAACCGAAGCAAAGGCTTTCCAAGAAGGAATGAGTAAGGTTGTGAACCAACAAGCCATCCTTGATCCTTTGACGGGCATTAATTCTGCTTTGAGCAACTACACGGCGGCAAGGAAGGAGATAGCAAGACTCGAAGGGTTGCGTGAAGGTGTCAGACGTGGTTATTCACAATACACAAGCCAGTTTAAGGATGAAGATGCTCTTGACAAAGCTATAGAAAATGTAAGGAAGACAATGAATACGGCGCTTTCTGATTTGCAAAAGGCAATCAAAGCGCTTGCGAACAACATAAATACGCTTGGAACGGCACTCAAGAACATCGGTAATTCCGTTGGCGGGCCGTTAGGTGATGTTTTCAATGGGATTGGCAGCATCTTCGGAGGTCTTGGAAATAGTATTTCCGCAATATCTAATATTGACCTTAATGCACAAGGAATATCTGCTATTGCAAGTAAGGCAGGCGCTGTCGCAACTGTTGTTTCTGCAATGATAGACATGAACAAGCAGTTGTCGAAACTTCTCCCAGACTCCTATGATCAATACCAAAAATATGCAGAGAAAGCGCGCGAGGTAAATAAGCTTAGGGAAGCCGTGGATGACTATACGGTATCTGTAGCTAATGCAAAAGTTGCTGAAAGCCAATGGTTCGCCGGGAACAGTTTGTCTAAATTGCAGGCGGAAGGTGAGAAGGCGAAAGACACCCTGAAGTCATACTACAAAGAGCTTTATGAGGCTCAGGAGGCGTACCAAGAAAAAGGTGCTGGAATCAGTAAGGCTATACTTCCGGCAACTATAGCAGCTGCCGTAGTAGCAGGTTTATTTACTTTTGGAGCAGGCTCTGCTCTTGTTGTAAGTATCGGAACTGCTCTTGCGTCTGCTCTTGGAAGTGCAGCTCTTGGAGCGGCTGTTACTGCGGCTATTGCTGCTGGCGTTGGTTCTGCGATAGGCCAGATAATACAATCTGCGGTCTCTGGTATCACATACAAAGACGGTCAGGTCGATGCTCGAAGTAACATGAAGATACAGACCCAGCATTCAAGCTTCTGGAGAGGAGAGAAGACACAAAATCTTGAGGAATGGGCAAGAGAACAACTTCATGCAGAATTGTTCGACGACGAAGGACTTGTCAATCTTGAAGCGGCAGAACAAATTCTTGAAAAATACGGAAACAAGCTTGTCGGCGATACAGAAGAAACTCTGAAAAGGCTTGTTGCTTTACGAAAAGAGTATGATGAGTTTATAAGAAATATTGAGGAGTATGTAGGAGAGATCGGAACGTCGCTTTCTGACAACATGACAAACGCTATGTGGGATTGGCTAACAAGCGGCAAAGATGCTCTTGACAGCTTTAAAGAGTATGCTAACGACACATGGAAGAGTATAGCTCAGGATATTGTTAAGACTTTCATGAAAGTGACTGTGCTTGACAAATATTCAGACACCATGAAGGAGCTATTCAAAGCATGGAGTCTCGGAGGGATGTCTGATAGCGATCTCGTCTCGGCTGTAAGTGCGATAGCAGGAGCAATAACGACGGATTTCCAGAACGCACTCCCTGTTGCACAACAGCTTATCGAGATGGTAAACAGAGCGTTTGGAAGCCAAGGGTTTGATATTACCGGAAGCGATAGCGGCTCTTCCACAGGTTCCTCTATTAAGAGCATAACAGAAGGAACGGCGGATTTGTTGGCTGGTTATATTAATGCCATCAGGGCAGACGTTGGTATGAATCGTATCATGATAGCACAGTACTATCCGCAGTTTATGAATGCCATGACCCAGGGAAACATAATAGCAGACGCACAACTTGCTCAGCTGAGGATGGTAGTACAGAACACCGGAAGGAATGCAGGCTTGGTAGAGCAGATATACGATCTGTTACATCGTGTGGCCCCAGACGGCACCAAATGGAATGTCAGATAGAAAAGAGCAGGGAAACAACCCTGCTCTATTTTTTGTATTTCAAACAAACACACATTTTATAGTCTTTTATCTCTCCAGAAGGAAACCTCACGGGAAGTATTAATTCACATACGCTTCTTCCATGACTTTTTATGCTGCTGTCAAAAAATAATGGAGTAGATTCTGTAAAATATTCTCTCTCTGCAATTTGCTTTGTTGCCACTGATCCAGCATGAACCACTTCTTCAGGCTTTGGGTTTCCATAAGTAAAAGCGTTATCTGTATAGAACGAGATGTTGCCGTCACTTATCCTTGCATTCTCCCACTCTATTGTAATACGTTCTGACGTCTTATTCCTCACGGTTACTTTTAGAAATTTATATCTGATAGGACTCCATTCAAAATCAAGACGCACACACTCGTCCTCAAAAAACGGACCACCTGTACTCACGTTGCCTAATGAGCAATATAGCTCATACTCTTTTGGCTGTGCAGCCATTGGCAGCAGAACCATAATTATAAAAAAAAGGAGTTTCTTCATATTCTTCGTCTTGGATTAAAAAAGGGGCGGTCAAATCCGCTGAGAAATACCGCCCCCACATTATTCACAACTAAAAGTAGGATTACTACTTTAGTCTCGCAAAGTTACGAAATTGGACCGATTTTAGCAAGTTTTATGCAGAATATTTTTCATTTTTGCATAATTATTCATAAATTTTGTATGAATATACAATTTTTATTCGTATCTTTGTGCCAAAATAGTTTGAACATGAACGAGCATTTCTATCTACAGAAGATGGGCAGCGGGCAGGCTGTATGGGACAGCGTCAGCAAATGGGGCGTCTATTGCAGGGAGATCCCGTTCAAGCTGCTTGACAAGGTGAAGGCTCCTGCGAAGCGCACCTGGAACGACGAGCACGGCGATGACGAGTACATCGACGAGACTAACGGCCTGTACGTTGAAGGGTACACGATGAAGCTCGAGCTTGGCTGCAAGGCACAGGACACCGTAGTGAGCAACGTGGTGGTACGCACGGCGAAGGAGAACGTCAGGGACAACGTAAGGGCCTTCCTGAAATATCTCCGTGAGAGCGGCATGATGAACATTTACTTCACATACACGAAGACAGGCAGGCGTTATGTCCGTCTGGATTCCGTCGGAGACAATGCCACATGGAAGCAGGGAGACGAGGGCTGGTGGTTCCTGATCTTCGAGGTGACCCTGAAGGTGAACGACCCTGTTACGGACGTGACGCTGACACCGTCTTCCACGTCAAGTTAAGGATATAAAAGCGTTAAGAGATGAGCGAGTGGACGATATATAACCAAGGAGGTTCGGTGACGAGGTGCAAGGTTAAGGACCTTGAGTACCACGGCGAGTGGATGGAGGACGTGTATGTCAGCGTGAAGGTGACGAGTGCAGAGCCCGTGGAGTTTGCCGTCGGCGACTACCTCATGTACCGTGGCGAGATGTTTGAGATCAACTACGACCCGAACGTCATCAAGAAGGCACGCAGCGGCAGCTATGGCGAGGGATTCACCTACGACAACGTGAGGCTGTACTCCTCGCAGGCGAAGCTGAAGGACGTGAGCTTCAAGGACTATGTGCTGAACTGGAACTCTCAGGCGAACACGGAGATGTATTCCTCGCAGGGCATCTTCCAGTTCTTCTGCGCCTCGATAGAGGATCTCGCAGACCGCATACAGGCGAACCTCGACCGCTACTCCCCGAACACATGGAATGTCTACACTCCCGATGCGGGAGACCCGAACCACGGAAGGAACGCACAGCGCCATGACGGCTCCTCATGGGGGACGTACTACACATATCCCCCGATGAGCGAGGGGAAGACCGACGTGTACCTGAGCGTGGAGAACCTGTCGTGCTGGGATGCGCTGAAGCTGGCCTACACGAGCTTCGACCTCTCGTTCTACGTCAACGGCCACGACATCGTCATCGGCGGCAAGGCCATCGCCGCGGACTACGAGTTCGAGTACGGCAAGGGTCACGGCCTGTATGAGCTGGAGCGTACGACGGACGACTCCGAGAAGGTCGTCACGAAGCTCTATGCCTACGGCTCTGAGAAGAACCTGCCGACGAACTACTACGCCTCTCTGCACAAGAAGGCATACGTCACGGGTCAGAAGTTCGTCTGGCACATCATAGATGGTCAGCCCATCTACAGCTTCCTTACCGACAAGACGAAAGCCGCAATGGCCGGCATGATCACCGAGGACAAGGACGTGACCATCAGCGACGGCAACGGCAACAGCATCAACGGCTGGTTCGACTACCGCTACGGCGTGACGGGATTGCAGCCTGACGGCACAGGATGGGAGATAGACTATGACAGCGAGCAGTATCTGAGGCTGAACATCGACGACAACGATCCGGGCGCACAGGCTTTCTTCGACGCCTACACCAACGGCGACCCGCTCTATGTCAGCGGCGTGAACAAGAACGCATGGCCGTCGGAGTGGATTGACGATGAGTCGTCGAGCTACCCGAACTACCCCACCCTGCTACAGATCAACAAGCTGATGCTTCCGGGCTTCCCCGACATGTCGCTCTTCGCATGGGTGGCTGCACACGGCGCCACGAACATCAACTACCTGACGCACAAGGCCACATGGCACGGCTATACCGCCTATTTCTCCGACGTGATAACAGACCCGTGGATCATGTCCGCAAAAGCCGATGCCGTTGGTGTCCGCGAGGGCTCGGTGACCTTCGATGCTGAGGATAACGAGATCTACCCGACCATCGAGGGGACAGGCTTCGACGAGGTGGCATGGGCAGAGCAGATAGAGGACAACGGCTACCTGACGGGCGACAACACCGACAAGAGCGAGTTCAGCCTGATGCCCGCCGTGGTGAACGACAGTGACGGCGGCATAGAGTGGAACTACAGCGGCGAGGGCGAGAGCGTGAGCATCTCCATGAAGGACGGCTACTGCACGGGCAGGGAATTCAACGTGAAGAGCGCAAAGAAGAACGACGACGGCCTGTGGGTTCTGACGCTCGAGAGACAGCAGGATTCCTCTCTCGGAGGCATCTACTTCCCCTATCAGCACGGAGACACGAACATGTACCAGATATGGGGACGCGGCAACCATCAGGGTCAGGCTCCCGGCGACCACTTCGTCGTCCTTGGCATCCCCATGCCGCAGGGTATCGTGGAGGCCGCATCCGTCAAGCTGCTTGAGGAAGCCCTGAAGCACCTCGCCAGCGTCGACCATCAGAAGTTCACGTTCCTCCCGAGGATTGACGAGATAGAGATGGCGCGTCAGCACGACTACGCCACCGAGCACCATACGACATCTGTGCATGACACCATCAAGGCGGGCATGCAGATGCAGATAGACGACGATGACCTTGACATACACTACACTCCGTTCATCGACAACATCACCATCAAGGAGAACGGCAACAACGGCATCCCGACCTATGACGTGGTGCTGCGCGACGAGAAGGAGATGACGCTTCAGGAGAAGATCCAGAGTCAGGTGGAGGGCGGCAAGGATGCCGTCCTGAACCTCGTTGGCGGCAACCTCGGCGGTCTCGGTGCGAACGAGTTCCTGTCGAAGAGGAACGACGACACGGCACGCGGCTTCATCCGCATGATGAAGGGCTTGCAGGTTGGAGAGCGCTTCACTCCCGGTCTTCTCGGCGAGGGCGGCGTGTTCCGCAAGGAGGCTGACGGCACGACATACATAGAGGCCGACAAGATATATATCCGCATGAAGGCTTACTTCGACTCCGTGGAGTTCAGGAAGTTCACCCACTCTGGCGGCAACCGCATCGCCTCTCCCGCAGGCGGCAAGTGCGCAAGGGTTACCTACCTCTCCGTGTATGACGGCGGCCTCGTGCCTGTTGACGAGAACGGAACGTACACCTACAAGGACGCACAGGGTATCGAGCATACCGTGACGGGTCTCGGTGTCATGTGGATACGCTGCTACTTCCGTGCTGAGGAGGATGGCGTAGAGGTCAAGAACGAATGGGAGGTCGGCGACCAGGCATACTGCAAGGTCACCAACGAGGACACGCTGAACCAGCACGGCTACTGGCGTCTCGTGGTGCGCACGAACGTGGCCAACGACAACGGCAGGCTGAGTGAGAACGGCGAGTACTGGATAGACCTGTCGAACTGCGTGCAGGACAAGCTCACGCCTACGGGCAGGGCATACGCAGGCTACAGTGCCGACAGCGACCTGCCGAAGGCTCAGGACGACATCGTGCAGCTCGGAAACGTCAACGATTCGGAGAGGCGCGGAGCCATCATCGAATACACCACGGGAGGAGACAGTCCGTCCTATCAGATATTCCAAGAGCTCGGCAAGCCCGCCGCTTCCGGTTCTTCGACGGAGGTGCTCCGTGCGGCGCAGTTCACCTTTACGAACAAGAACTACATATCCCTCGGCTACAGCACACAGAACGGCCGTGCCTACATGAACGTGTACGGCGACTTCTACTTCGGTGACCCGTCGAACAATCCGTCATCGTATGTCAGGTACAACCAGCAGACGAAGGTTCTCGACGTGAAGGCAAGGGTGATCTTCCGCAATCCGTCGAGTTCGTCAGAGGACATGACGCTTGAGGAGTTTGCCAATGTGGTTGTCGCAGACATAGAGGACTTGCAGAGTCAGATAGACGGCGAGATAGACACATGGTTCTACGAAGGTCAGCCTACGCTACAGAACGAGCCTGCCGTCAACTGGACTACCGATGGCCTCAAGGAGCAGCATGTCGGCGACCTGTACTACGATGTAGGCAGCGGTGCTACCGCAGGCTTTGCATACCGCTTTGTCAGGAGTCAGTCAGAGCCTTACACCTACTCATGGCAGTACATCGACGATACGGCCATCACGGAGGCGCTGCGCCAAGCCGCAAAGGCACAGGATACCGCAGACCACAAGCGCAGGGTGTTTGTCAGGCAGCCGGCTCCCATCAGCCCGAAGACCTATGTGGAGTATGACGAGGGCGACCTCTGGGTGAATGCCGTCTATCCTGCCAACTATGTCGGTCCGACCGACGAGTCTCAGCACAGATACAACAACGATGAGCTTGTGTGTATCACTGCAAAGCCGATAAGGAACGCACAGGGTGAGGTTACGGACGGCACCTTCAGCATCAACGACTGGCAGCTCGCAACAAAGTACACCGATGACAGTGCCTTTGAGGACTTTGTGACCAACACCTATGCCTCAGACAAGACCAATCTTCAGCAGCAGATCGACGGCAAGGCAGAGACGTGGTATCAGGATGCTGACCCGTCTCTCTCATGGACTACCGACGATGACAAGCGCAAGCATATCGGAGACCTGTGGTGCGACACCTCTGCCAACGGTGGAAACAACACATATATATGGAAGGATTACGGTGCTGGCGCACAGACTCGCTATGCATGGTCTGCGCAGCCCGTTCCGACAGAGGTCTTTGACCAGATAGACGGAAAGTCTGCCGTCTACACGAACACCTTTGCCGTACACCCTGTGAACTACATGGCAAACGACCTGTGGATACTCCCTGCTGACATGACTGTCAACGGCGTCCTCTACAAGCGCGGTGAGGTGCTGACGGCAAAGGTAGACTATTCAGGACTCACATGGCAGACGGATTGGGAGAAAAAGGTGTGCTATACCGACGACAGCTCGCTTAACACCTTCCTTAACGACACCTACGCATCTGACGTAGCCAACTTGCAGTCCCAGATAGACGGAAAGGCGGAGACATGGTATCAGGACACCAACCCGGCCGCAGCGTGGACGACTCCTGAGCTGAGGGCAGCCCACGTCGGTGACCTCTGGCATAACAGCGCAAGCGTCTCTGTCGCAGGCGTACAGGCAGGAATGGACGTGATGTGGAACGGCTCTGGATGGATTGCCTCTACCGTTCCGCAGGAGGTCTATGACATGGTGGACGGCAAGTCAAGCATCTACGTTACAAAGCCCACAACCTATGAGGCCAACGACATCTGGATCATCGAGAGCAACATATCGTCTTCAGACCTTCCCAATGGCTGTGAGGCCGGTGACATCGTCGTTGCGTGCAACATGCCGTCTGGCGTGGTAAAGCGCAATAACAGCTATGTGAAGACCGACTGGCAGAAGAAGGACAGGTACACCGACGACTCGCAGTTCAACGGATATATCAACGCCGTACTGAACGGCACGGGATCGAGCGGGAACGCTGCCATCGTGGCTGCTGCACAGAAGGCCATCAACGGCGCACTTGACGGTGTGACCGTCCCTGTCGGCGGTCTGCTGCTCACGTCTATGATAGCCCTCCGCAAGTACAAGGGTACAGGCAGCACTGACGACCTTGCAAACTATAACACATGGTCTGGCATCAGCGGAATGTACGACGACACCCCGGAGGCACAGGGTGGCGCAAAGGGTCATGGCATCGCAGCATGGTACGGCGGTCCTATGGTAGACATAGAGGTTGACACGACGGCTACGAGCTATGCACGCTCCCTGTTCCGCTTCGACGGATCAGGCTATGTGGCAAGCGGCAACATCTCATGGGACAAGGACGGTACTCCGTCCATCAAGGGCAACGTCGTGGACACCACCACCCTGAAGATTAACGGCACGACTGTAGACCTTAACGACTATCTCCCGAAGGCAGCTGGCAGCGGTAACGCTCTTACTGGTGACCTGTATGCGCATTCGATAGTCCCGAGCGTTACCAACTCATACGTCCTCGGAAGTCAAGCCTTGTGGTGGAACAAGCTGTTCGTCAACAGAATCTATTTGTACAAGCCAAATCCCAACAACGACACGGGAGCGGTCTACATCGAGTACAACACCACGTCTGGCAGCGAGGGCGTACATCTTGTAGGAGCTGGTTTCTATTCCGACAGCTACATCAGTGCCTTGGGCAACAGTGGTACAAGCGGTGGCGGCGGCGGTGCTACGGCACTCTCGCAGCTTGTGGACGTGAGTCTGAGCAATCCGTCGGCTGGCCAGTTCCTTGTGTATCGAAACGCCCATTGGACGAACGAGAGCATTTCAAGCCTTAGCCTTACATCGTTGTCAGCGGGTTCTGCTACCATCAGCAGCACGTTGAACGCCTATTCTGTGGTGGCTGGAAGTTCTGTTTCGTCACCGACGTATTCTGCCACGGCTGGCGGCTATTCGGTGAGCGGCAAGGATAACACTTACGTTTTATTGGCAGGTGGCGGCACGAAGCTGCTGAGTGAAATCGGCGGCGGCAGCGTGAGCGGCATCAAGATTGGTACGGGCACGACGGAGTACACGCCTGATGCGAACGGCATTGTGACATTGCCTGCGTACCCAAGCGGATATATCACAAGCATCTCGGTAAACGGTGGAACGCCTATTACACCAACAAGCGGAGTGGTGGGCATCAGCGGCCTCGCTGCGACGGTGAAGGTAGGCAGCACATCGTATGCTGCTTCTTCGGCAGGAGTCGTGGAGCTTCCTGCCTATCCGAGCGACACGAAGAACACGGCAGGTTCAACAGCTTTGAACGCTACAAAGCTATTTATAATTGGTGCAAACTCGCAAGCCGCAAATCCGCAGACGTATTCAAACACCAACTGCTATATCGGAACTGACAACTGTTTGTATAGTGGAGGTTCAAAGGTTTTGACGGGCATCACAAGTTCGGACGTAACAACGGCACTTGGTTATACTCCACCAGCCACATCGGACTTGAACAACTATCTTCCAACAAGTGGTGGCACACTTTCCAATTCAGCATACGGCAGTCAGCTTACGATAAAGAGAAACAATGGTAATAAAAATGCTGTTATAAAGTTTGAAAATGTCACAAACGGATTTTTGGGTTATTTGGGAATAACTGGTGGTTCTGACTCGTTGGGTGCTGGTGTTCCAGTTTTTAATAATGGTACAAACAACTACACTATTCTCCATTCTGGTAACGTCGGAACGATGGGTTATCTGCCGTTAGGTGGCGGCAACATGAGCGGCAACATTACCTTTAACAATGATAAAGGTATCTTAGTTAAGGACACCAACGGTAACGATATAAGTGTCGTCTATATCACCACAGGTAACAGATTGTATTTCGGTTATGGTCTTGTTACAAAGGCATACCAGACAAGGCTTTATGGAACGCCGATATTATTCTACACTTATAATGGGACTAATGTTATTGAAGGTATGCGTGTCGTATCAAGCGGCAGAGTTGGAATAGGTGGTGTCGGTTCTCCGTCTGAAGCACTTGAAGTAAATGGAAATATCAAGGCAAGCGGTGGTCTAAGTCTTGGA